CTGAGTAAGGAGCTGGACGATCTTTTCCTTTAAAGTCACTGCCTTCACCTGCATTTTTAGAATACAGTGCAGCTCCAAGTCCTAGTCCTGCTCTACTTAAGTTAGATACTCTACTAGCTTTACTCGGTACGTCTTTCATAGTTCTAGCAGAGCTTGGTATTTCTGGTTTTACAGGACCTGGCTGGCTTGTTCCTCTAGGAACTATATTTTTAGGACCCGCAGTTGGTTTTTGGCTACCTATATTACGGTCACCTGACGCCATATCTACGCGACTTCTTGGAATAATGTTTGAACCACCACTTCCGCCCGTACTAGTTTTTGGAGAGTCACTTCTAAATGAAAGAGAGCGACCATAGGATGGCTCATCCCTAAGAGCGGTAGGAAGATTTCTAAGTTTAGTCTTTTCCCCTACTTTAGTCCCACGTTGGGCGTATCGTTTTGGTTCAGTAGCCATTAGATCATCCTACCTTTTGTATGCCCTTTAATAGCACAACCATCACCACGAGAAGCTGTACCGCCTGATTTGTAGCCTTTTACAGAACCACCGCATTTTTTACCTCCAAGCATCTCACCATCAACATCCCAACCAGACATCCCTTTAATGGCTCTATCACCGCTCATACCTTTAAAGTCATCTTCAGCTGTTTTGGCACGTTTTGCTTCCTCTTTAGCTTGTTGAATCCTGTCTCTAACTACAGACTCCCCAGCCTCCATATCATTGGTTTTTTTAGTAGCCATTAGATTATCTTCCCACGAGTTCTGCCTTTTTTAACAGCGCCGTCAACACTGCCACCTTTGTACATACCTCTACAAGCAGATCCACCTTTCTTCATAGCCGCAGTTGGAGAACCCGGAACAGCTTTTAAACCCGCAGAACGCATAGCACCTATTTGAGCCATATCTGGAGTTGGAGCACGTTTAGTTACTTTAGCTTTAAGTGTATCTTTTTTCTTTAATGGGGCCATGCCCGCTTTTAACTTAGTCATTTTGTTTCCTCTAGCCTTTTCTTGTATATCAGAAATACCGCGTGATGGGCGAGTCATATTACTTTCCCGTTAGTTTACTTACTACCACAGTTCCACCTTTTTAGAGATGCCGCTTTGCGTGTAGGTTTACCATTCTCATCTTTCATAGGCCCCGGCATTCCACTCATACGTGCGCAGAAGGACTTTTTACGTGGTCCCCCTTGTGGTTGTGGGGCTTTAAGATTAGACCCTGTAGCTGCATTATAAACTTTTCTACCTTTAGCTGTTAATCCCGCACCTTTAGATACTGGAAGTTTTTCACCTCTACCAACAGCTAAATTAGGAGCTTTTTTAGTAGCCATATTAGTTCCTTGCGAGATCTATTATCCAAGACATACTAGCCCCTATTGCAGCACCTATACCACCAAAGATCATGAACATACGCCACCCACCTTTAGCTTCAGACAGGGTTTTACTGATTTCTTTTATGGCTTCTTTTATCTCATCCATATCTTTAATCATTTTGTCCATGTCATTCTGTAAGTGTTTTATGTCCGCACTGTGGGTAGCGAGCTCCCGCGCCGTTTGTATCACTGGATCTGAAGCTCTTTGATGTTCCACAAGCTACCTACCTATTTCTTATGCAGAAGCAGGATCTTGAGCACCACTAGATGTTTTTTGTATATAACTGATAGTAATAAAACCATCACCTGCAGTTGCAGTTGTACCAGCCATAGTTACTACTATCTGCATATCAGTAGTACCAACATTACTCATAGCTGTTAATTGAGCTGCAGTTGGAGTTAACGCTTGACGTCCTGCTGCTGGAGTTGTGATTGCAGTTACATAAGCTGCTGCTGTTGTGCTGTTACCGACAGCTAATGTTGCGCCAGATGTAAAAGTAGTAGTTACATCAATGAAGATGTTTACGATTTGTGCACCTGCAGGGAGTACGAAAGGAGTGCTAGTAGTTAAACTTAAAGCCGCAGATTGCGCTAAAACTACAAGACCAGTATTATCAATAGAACCGACAGTAGTACCAGTAGTATATCTAACAGTACCTGCGCGAACTGGACCAGAAAAAGTTGAAAAAGACATATTTAATTCCTTATTGCACTTGCGCCTATCGTTGTGTGCGAATCTGCTGAGTCAGTCGAGTAGGCAGTTAAATTAATCCCCAGATTTACAGTTCTTATACTATGTATTTATTATTCGTGCAAGTTTATTTTTAGTTACTTATCTACGATAGGTAGGGGTACCTTTTGGCATAGGTTTTTCATGCGGATAAGCCTCGCCATGAGCCAATCCCATGTTAATTATATCCATAAACTCTTTATTTTTAGGTTGCTTAGCTGCTTCCATCTGTTTTTGTAAGTGTTTAGCATATTGTGCGCCAGATGTTTTAGCCCAATTTTTACCTGTACCGTTCCATAACTCACCAAAGGGTTTTTTTAGTCGTTTAGCAAGCTCATACTTACCTTCCATCTGTGCTAAAAACTCTGCATTAGAAAAATTAACTCCATGCTCTATTAACTCATTTACCCTAGCTGCTTGTTTTTTACTATTACGGTCTGAAAACCCACCTCCCATACCTGCACTGCCTTCTTGTAATACAAGACCACCTAACTCTTCGGGGGTTAACTGGGGTACCCCTAAATGCTGTGCAGCCCTCATAGCTCTCGCTCTAGCATAAAGCATAGAGTATCCTAAATAAGGGTCCGTTTTTTTATTTGTTTGCCCCCAGCCCCCACTAGCCCCTCCTCCACCATGGGCTGGGTTTTCAACTTTGCCTCGCATAGGTAGTGTTTCTAACCCTGTTTTAGGGTCAGTATCTTTAGGGTTCACTCCAGCTCTATAGGCTGGTACTCTCATTTTATCTGTACCAATGGGGTCTGTTTCATTTAACCAGTATTCTTTAGGTATAGTTTCTGGGGCAAAACCCTGCATATGGTACGGCAAGTCTGTTTGTTGTTTCCTATACAAAGATTCTTCCGCTAGGCGTCTATCTTGTTCAATAGATTTTGTTTTTAATTCAGCATTTGTAGGTATACCAATTATACCTCTAACAGCATCTAACCCTTTTTCCCCATAATCTTCTATACTTTTTTTTGATGGAATTGCTGCTAATATCCCACGGGCCATATTTAAAGGTATTGGCATGTTCCCTCCTTGATAAATTATATAAAAAGGCCCACCGAGGTGAGCCCTAATTTTACTCTAAGTTATTAAAATCAATAACTTAGGCAGAGCCAGCCGAACCAAAAACACCCAATGGATCACTAAAACCGAACGAGTACCGTTCACGGGCCTTGTACCTAGAGTTGCCCGTGTCGAAATCACTGTCCATTGATGTAGCTAATGGAGTTCTAACGAAATGTTTCAGACCGTTTGGAACGTCAGTCAATAAGAACCAAGCATTTGTATCAGTCAACCATGGGTTAACAGTATAGCCGCCGGGAATTGAACCGTTGTTCTTAAGAGCGTTAACATCATTGTCAGTTGTACCAACACGCAATTCAGTTTCTAACAAACGAGTTGCTACGAATTGTAATGCAGGAGGTAGAACCAATTTTTTAGGTTTAGCAGCAATCAATAAACCACGTTCGTCAGTCCACAAGGCAATTTGAATAACCGCATTTTCCAATGAAGTTTCGTTCAAATCAGCTGGTGTAGCTGGTACGTTAGAAATTGTTGAGCCATAAACTAAAGGATGTGCACTGTTACATAAAGATTTGCCGTCACCACCAGTATAGTTGGAGTTGAATGCATTGTTTAGTACAGCAGCGCCTTTAACTTCTTTGGTGTACGCCATAGCGCGAGCCAATGCTTTTGTATAACGAGCAGACAATGAGTCATACAAGTTATCTTCAATAGCTTCTTCAGTTAAAGAAAAGCCCAGAGCGATAGTTTCGTGGGTGTAGCGAGTAGACCAAGCTTCTTGCGCATTGTCATACGTAATACCTGAGCCTTCGTTTTTAACCGCAGCGGCACCAAAGCCAGACAGTTTTTGTTCTTCTTCGAAAGAACGATCAGATGATTCAGTTTCGAAGATTTCTTTATACTTCTCACCATAACGATCATATTCTAAACCGAACAGAGCGTTAAGACCGGGAAGTAGTTCTTTTAGTAGTTGCGCGCGTGAAATAGCAGCCATTAGTTAAACTCCTTAAATGCCGACAGGGTTGCGATATGCGTGACCACCAACGACAGTAATAGCCACAGCTGAAACAGCAAATGGAGTAGTACCTGATTGAGTCACAGCCGCAGTCATTGTTGGTGCTGTATAAGCTACGAAAGCTTCTACAAACGTACCGTCAGATAATGCAGTTTCTTGAACCATACTAACAATGCGCAAAGGCAGTGTTGCAGTAGTGTTTTTAGAAGCCAAATCAACTGAAATGGCGCTGTTACCAGTAGCAGTATTAACGCCATCAACAATAGAACCTGAGTTAGTAGGAATGAAGTAACCAATGTTTTGGCCAACATCAGCTAGAGTAGCAGCACCAGAAGTGTAAGCTGTACCAGCATTAGTCAAATTAACCTTCATTAAAATTTGTGGGTCGTCAGCAACAATAGCAACGGCATCAGAAGCAGAAGTTCCAGTAGGCCAGTATTGTGAGAAAACTTTGTATTTTAAAGTTGGGCTAGTGTAAGAGCAACCTAAGAAGATACCGATTGGGTTAATAGCCCAAGCAGTTTTAGCTCCAGTAGATGAATCTACACGTGCGATAGTACCATCAGCTAATAGAGACACAGGGTCGCCATAACCAATATTTTTTGCGTAGCCAGACGCAATCGGTAAATACCGAGTTGCACCAGCGTAAGGCTGAAAGCCTTCTAAGGTATTCGGTAGAAAACCGTAGGGACCGACGTTGCTAGGATATGCCATAAAAAACTCCTAAATAAGATTCAACACGGCCCTAATTATTTAGGAACCGCGACCAAAAGACACTTTAGATGCTTTTTCAGAGAAAAGGGGCATCCGAGGATCATTTTCGCGCAAGAAGTTGTTATCAACAGACTCCACAGACGCTCTGGACATATTAGCATAGTATTCCTTACGAGAATTTGAGTTCTCGACAGTAGTCTTACACAAAACAAGCCCACCAATTTCAATCAACCCTTGGGGTTTTAAACCAAAGGCAGCAAAGTCAGACAATAACTCAGGATGATCTTCCGCTTGACAAGGTATCCACCCCTCGCGTTTGGCCTTAGCCATATTCGCTGGATCAGGCACCCCCATCATAGAAACTCTTTTCCAGTGAAACACGTAGCCATCTTGTGGGTCTGGAGCTGGCAAATCATGCGCAGGTTTCCATGATACTGGACGAACTTCTTTATCGCGTGTTTCTGTAGAGCGTGGTGCTCTGTCAATTTGTACGTTAGCCATTGAGTTGTTGCTCCTTTACTTTATACTTGGCGTATACCTCTAAAGGTACTCCAAGACGTTTTGCTATAGCGACTTCAGATGTGTTCAGAGTGACTTTTTTAGGTGCGGTAGTTCTACCTACCGATGCCACTGGTGAAGATTTCTTTTTGTCGAAGTTCTTTGGGAATACTTCCCGTATGCGGGAGTCTACTCGCTGATAATACTCGTCAGAGGTAGGGTCTACACCGGATTTAACCAATTTTTCGTGCAGTCCATAAGCGAAGGCGGTCATCTCTTCATCTTTACCAAACCATGGATTCTTTCCAGCCCAGCTCTCGGCTTTATAGTCTCTTGGTGGCGCTTCTGGCACTGATGGTGGAATATATACATCATTACTTTGTGGTTGTAAAGCTTTTTGTTGTACAGGTGGCACCAAGTTAGCTAATTGCCGTTTTTGATTGGCTAATTCGCTTAACTCTTCCTGTGCTTCAAGTACTCCATCTGTATCGCCCGTTTCAAAAGCTTGACGGTATTTATCCTGCGCAATTTTATGTGCGTATTCTAAACGGCCTTGAGCTTCCTTCGTATACTCCTGATGCCCCCAGTTAAGTGTGCTTTTTAACTGTTCGTTTTCTGCAAGAATAGCCTGAGCAATACGTATAGCTTCAGCATTTTGTCTTTCTAAAGCTTCTTTCTCACGTTTAGCATCGTGGTACTTATGGTTTATCTGATTAATGCGTTTTTGAACGCCTTTAGAGTATGATTCTAACTCATCATCGTCATCGTCCTCTGCATCAGCTAACTTAGTTCTACCTCGATCTTCTTCAGGAGTATCGTCTACGATATCAACTTCGTAATCATCGCCCCCATCAAGATCTACATCAATATCTTCGTTTTCGTATTCTTCAGCCATTTATCCTCCTAGTATGCACACCGAAATAGCGATCGCTATGTAAGTGAGATTTTTGTTTATTCCATTTTTCTGGAACTACTTGAATGTTTTCATATCTACTATTTCCACCTTTAGCTATCGGGTGAATATGGTCTACATTCCATAAAATATTAGTTAATTTGTTTCGTAATTTTCGTAAAGAATGAGCCTCTTTTAACCCAAACAAACTAAACTCATCCATAGAAATAACTAAGTTATTGTGTTTCTCACGTCTTTGAGAATTGTTAGCGTTTTTAGCTAGTTTTCTAGCTTCTGACATAGGTTTTTCTGACCTACGAATCTCACATAATTTGCGTCCTCCAGTGGTTTTATACGACTTATCTTCACGACGTTTACATTCTTTACCTTTTTCAGAGGCATAAAACTTACGTTTTACTTCTTTATACTTTTCCGTATTTACTTTTCGCCATCTTGCTGCACTTTCTGCTTGCGCCTTTTTGCGCTCACTTATTTTAACAACTACTTTTTCACATAACTTACATTTTGATCTGTAAGATATATTTCCTGTAGGTAAAGTTCTTTTATAAAAAGCACCTATTTGTTTAAGTACCCCACATCCATTACATGTTTTTTCTTCATTACAAATGGACGGGGTACTCCCGTTTATCTTTTTAACCCCCATTACTAATACGCCCTAGAAATTCCTCTAGGGTCAGCTACAGTACCCTCAATCATGTCATCATTTACTAAGATGAACTCTTCCCCATCAACAGAGAACCGTGAACCACGATATGCTCCAATTAACACGAAATCACCTTCTTGACACCAAGGACCTGTAGGGAACTTTACTTCATCTTTATAGGCCATAACACCTACTTTAAGCACCATACAAACTACAGCACCAGCCTCTTCTTTCTTTTTGAAAGCGTCTGGCATTTCAATACCGCTTGCTGTTTTGTCCACTATCTTTGGTTTAATCAATAAAAGCTTATAACCTACCGGATCTGGTAAGCGGTCAGCTAATGACTCCCCTTTTTCGATAGTAGCATCCGTATCTATATTTCCTATATCTTTGGTACTCATTAATTTTCTTCCTCGATTTTTTGCAGGTCTTTTAAACGATTAAGAGCTAAGGACAGACCCGATAAAGTCCCTACCAATAATTTGTAAGCTGGGAAGTCTTCAACACGCCCTTTTGCAAGGGCGTCCATGTGAGCAACTATCTCATCTTCAAGATCTCTACGCAGTACATCTAGTACAGTTTTCATGTGTTATAAGGCTCAAGTTTTTGAGGGTTGTATATTACCTCTGATATTGGGTAGCTGTAGTGCGCTCTTGCATGTTCTTTTGCAAATTGTTCAGCAGCCTCTAATGTATAAAATATCTGAAATTGTCTTTCAGGCTCATCTTCAAAACGCTCTTGGACTACATATTGTTTTTTATATTCTTCAATCATTTAGCCTCCTGTGGTGCTGCGTAAAGTGGTATTACTTCTTCAAGATCAAAATTTATATCAGGTAACACTTGTTGAATTACATATTCTCCCGAAGCTTTATCTATTATTTTCCAAGCTGCAGCTCCAAGCTTTAAGAGTTCTTTACGTTCTTCACGCATTCTATGTCTTAGGAGACGTTGTATTTCATTATTTAATTGGTCTTTAGCAAAAAATACAGACCTCAACTGCTCAGCATCAGATAGCATAAAATAATGGTGTGTATAACCAATAACAGGGTGTTCATCCGCATCATTTTTATATAAAGAAACTAATCTTGTGTTGTCATCTAAGTTGCTCATTTAGCTTTCTCCAAGTTCTTTTCCATTTTTAACCCATAGGTGGTTGTGGAGGTGGTGCAGGTGCTGGCGCTCCTTGTGGTGGTGGAGGCGCTGCAGGTGCTCCTTGTGGCCCTGCTTGTGGCATTGGTGGAACCTCGGCTTGTCTTTGAGCTTCTATTTGTTGAGTCGCCATATCTAACCCTTTAAATAACCCTTGAACCTTAGCGTCTTCACCTTGAAGCATTAATTTAGCCTCATTGTTTAGCATCGCTATTTCTTTACTAGCGTCAATCTTCTTAAGCTCGATCTCTTTTTTGTTATTGATCTCTTGCTCTTTAAGTTGTAACTCTTTCTGCTGCATCTGTACTACAGGGTCTTGAGCTTGCTGTTGAGCCGTTTGTTGGGCTTGTTCAGCTTGGTTCGCTTGTAGTAGTTGTTTAGCTGCATCAGCAGATAGTTTTGCCAGTTGTACTGCCATTTCAGGGCTTAACTCTGCATCTTCTGGAGGTAATGTAGTCCCTAATTGAGTCTCTATACCTCTACGGTATTGGAAGCCCACATGCTCCATTATATGTGCCATTAACGCCTGTTTTATGACAGAAGCTTGAGGGTTTTGCCCCATTGCTGCCGCTATCTTAGGGTCAGTTAGCATACTGTTATGCACTGTTAAGTGCGCATCGTGATCTTGTTCTATGAACGCTTTGACAGGTTTAGCTTTAAGAATGTCCATATTCTCTGTTACAGGATCAGTTGGCTTTTGATCTTCTTCCACAATAACGATCTTATCCGCATCTTTAATACCCATAACTTCAAGCATTTGTCGATGTAGTACAGGTAAGTTGTATATTTGTGGAGATTGTTGAGCTAACTGAATAGCTGCTTGGTACTGAATGATCCTTTGTGCCATAGTACTAGCGTTCGGATCAGAGACTGGAATAATATCAACTTTATCATAGTCTTCTTTCTTAGCAGATGGTTCTGCATCAAACTCTGGCATGTAGTCATATGCAGGGGCAGTATAGTCTCTTACCAACGCTGCAATTAACTTAAACTCTTGCTCCATCGAGTAGTGAACACGAGCCTGAACAGCTGACATCACCTTTAGAGTTCTTTCCAAAATAGCCAGTGTAGTACCTACTGGCGCCTCTCCATTCATATTATCCAGCTTAACATCAGCAACTGCTGCTAATCTACGGCCTTCTTCTACTACATTCTGTAATAGTGTGAATAGTGTTTGGCTTGGTTCTTTATAAGGGAGCGGTAAGATATTATCTTTAATATTAGAAGATGGTACATCTACGTCTCGCCATTCACCCGGCATGATCGGAGTATCATCACCTTTAATCCTAAGACCTCTAGATTTTAAGCCTCCGGGTAGGTTACTTAGTGTACCTGCATCAATTAACTGTCTGACAATAGAAGTTGCAGATTTAGCAAACCCACCAATAAGATGTATAAGACCGTAGCCATAAGCACCGAAACCGGGGATATAAGTATATTGTACAAAATGTTGCTTAGCTTGTTTAAGAGGGTCATGTTCATCCCAGTTACGTCTAATGGATAAAATCTCTTGTGTGCCTTGTTCAATGGTCACAACATATGGCAGGGCTATGCCTGTCTCTTCACCTGAGTCATCATCAACATCTTCAAACCCAACAAGGTCTAACTCAACCTGCATCTCTAATAGTCTGTATCTATTGTCGTATGTGGCTTTATACCCCTCAGCTTCGTCTTTGCGCTTCTGAATATCGTCAAGGTCTTTTGTTGGTTCACCAAGGTCTATATCACGATAGAACTCCGCATACTGTAGCTTCTTAACATCATTCTTGGTTTTACGCATGACATGAGTCAGTCGCTCTGAAGTACGTGCATCAGAGGCTCCATAGGGGATATACAGATCTTCCGCAGGTACAAACATACTTACCTGACGGTTTAGTGAGGGGTCAAAATATACTTTCTTAAACGCGGCTCCTGCCAATGCTAAGGACCACAACATCTTTTCGTGTTCAGGTCTAAACTCAGTCATTTTTTCCGTAAGCTGGTAGTTCATGTCTTCTACAACACGTTCCGCAGACTTCTGGGTATCAGGGTCATCTTTACCGATTATTCGGGCTTTTACAGGTCCCTGAGCAGGAAATGTTTCAGAGATCATCTCAGACTGAAAGCGGATAGCCGCTTCTGTTAGCATGGGGTGGTATACACCACAAGCGCCTTGCCAAGGTTCTGAACGCTCTTCAATTTTTAAACCTAACAAATCTAAGCCGTCTATATAGGTAGACTCCCACTCTTTACGAGCGTTCTTGTCATTGTTAAAGTCATCCATCAAATCAGCTACTAACGAGGCCATATCCGCCTCATCCATGTACTCCGCGAGGTTCGCATCAAACCCCGGCTCTTGCTCCATCTCTACATCAACTTCAGTCTCAACAGGATCCATAGGATCCCCTATATTAACCTCTATTGGTGCTTCATCATCTTCTGTTAAAAAGGGACTCTGCGGTTGCATTGCCTTAAATATGTTGTTTGGGACTTCAGCCATTGATGGATCCTTAAGTTATTTGTTCGTTAGTAGTAGTTAGCACGTTTCTTATACATCCAGCTATCTTCATCAATATCCTTATCTTTAGCAGATCCAATAAAGCCCCCAGACCTAAACCTAGCAAGAGCTAAAGTTACAGCATCCACAAAGTCATCATTCCTACCTGCTGGAAACGAGGCAATCTCATTAATTACTTCATCAGCCCATCGAGTAAGAGGAGCCCATACTTTACCAGAAGCAAAAATATCAGCCACCGCATTAAGTCTTGATATCTTATCTTGTCCGCGTGAAGGTGTAAACTCTTGTACAGGTATGCCCATACGTCTTAACTCGTATATTAGCGGAGCTCCTGATGCTTTCTTCTCAACAATAACCCCGTCAGGCTCCCACTCTTGATAAAACTCTAAAGTCCGTTGCTTTAAATCAGGGAACTCTAAGCGTTCTCTCCATGCCTCTAAAAGTATTAAATTTGGTTGATCTCCGTCTTCAGGATTGTTCCAAACACCAAATATCACAATGGCACTATAGTCAGCACTGGTCTTTTTCTCAAACGCCGTATCCATTGACATCAACAAAAAGTCACAATCAGGGGGATCTTTTTCCTTCCATTCTTGCCACCACTCTCTCTTGATTATGGCTGTTGCTTCTGATGTAGGTTGTTGTTGATACTGTGCTTGCCATTTACTTGCTGGAATTTCGTTACGTACAGCTTCAAGTTCTTCAATGTTCCAAAACTCAGGCCATAGTGGCTTGCCACTGGGTAATATAGCAGGGAACTCAACAACCTCCCATTTGTCGCCGCCATTCATAGCAGAGTGCTCTAAAATCTGTCCTGTCAGGTCTCTCATGGACCACCGAGTATTATGGCTTACAACCCCATTAGCTATAAAATTTTCCGTGCGGTCTATTTCAACATCAAAAACTTCTTCCTCGCCATCATAACTTATTTCAGCGATCAGGTCTGTTGTGAATTCGGAAATATTCTGCAACCGCAAGAGCTGTTCTTTCTGTTTTTGCGTACCCAACAGCGAGATTGCAGTTGTTACACAGTAACGCACGGACTTTACCAGTGTCGTGGCAATGGTCAATACATAACTTTCCATTCCAATGCGCTCTTGTATTGTGTGTTGATGGAACTTCTTTACAAATAGCGCATTTGCCGCCTTGTTCAACAACCATTTTTTGATACTCGTCAACAGTGATACCGTATCGACTTTTAATTCTTTTGGCGTAATGCTCTTCTGGGGTTGGCCTATTTCGTCCAGATGCCCAATTTGCTTTGTTATTGTGGGACTTGCACAAGTTGTTGCAATACGCGGGTTCATCGCACCCATCAGTCGCGCAAACTTTACCTTTATATTTTCCGTGATATTTAAATTCTCTGTAAGGCGCATCTGGGTGGCGCTTATGGTAGCTCTTATTTGCTTGGCACGGTCCGCATAGTCCCGCCTTTTGCTGGGATCTTGATGGTCTATCACACTCTTCGTTACTACAAGTGACATACCCGGCTTTAAGTTCTTTAGTCGTACCCATTTTCTAACCCCTTTGTCATCTACAAGAAACGGATGTCTCTCATTAGCTCGGACAATTATACCAGAGGTTGTTCTTATTTTATATACTTTATCAATACCATTTGACCGATGATTTAAAACCTTAGCCGTTGATAGCTCCCCATTGTCATAAGTGGCTACTTCATCACCAACACATAGGTATTTAAGTTGTTTTCCAATTCCTGTACACATTAGCACAGGGGTATCCCCCGTCATGCACATAACGATAATAATGGCTCCCCCAGGCTGTAACCGCTGTCTTGGACCTGATGAATACCAACTAAAGACCTTATCGTAAACTTCAGGGTTAAACTGAGCTATAACGGCTTCGCCTTCTGAATGAGGGTCATCAATAATGAGCAAATCAGCACCCCGCCCAGTAACGGTGCCACCAACACCAGCAGCAAAGTACTCGCCATTAAAGTTTGTATTCCAGCGTCCCGCTGCCTTGGAATCCGTGCGGAGCTCGACTTCTGGGAATATTCGTCTGTATTCATCTGAGTTTACCAAGTTACGTACTTTACGACCAAAACCCTCAGCTAACTCAGCAGTGTTGCTTATCTGCATTATCTTTTTCTTAGGAAACTGCCCTAAGAACCACGCGGGTAATAAATAAGACGCAAACTCAGACTTGGTGTGCCTCGGCCCAAGATTAATAATAATTCTTTTCTTTTCACCACGAGCAACAGCTTCAAAAAGCTTCGCTATACGCCTATGGTGCGCACCACTAATAAAGTCAGGCCACACTGAATTAACAAAGGCTATATAGTCTTTTCTGGCATGGGCTCTTTCTTTACGGGTGTTTAGTTCTTGTATAACGTCTAATAAAGCGGCTTTTTCCGCCAATGGTGCGGCACTAATAAGGGCATCAAAATCTTCTGAACTAAAGTCCTCAAACACCTACTACCGTCCCTTCAATAACCTTTTCGTCTGATTTATTGAGATATCTTTGCATTGCTTGGCGTAGGGTCTTCTCTAACTCGTCACTTGTTTTATGGGTAATGCTAAGTTCTGTTTTCTCCACCATGAGGCCCACGGTGCTGGTTTTAGCTAGAGTGTCTAACGCAGATTTACTTATTTTTGGATCGGGATCATTAGCTTGTTGTACTAATTTAGTCAGAACGAAGTTCTGCCATTGTCCCTGCGTTGTAGGCAAGTCAAAGTTGTATTGCCCGAAGTGCTTTTTTAAATATTTTTCAGCTGCAAGTGATGGGGCACTTGTTAATTTTACGCCTTCTTGTGCGGTTTTCTCCGCCCATTTTTTATCCTCTTCTGTTGGAAGCAAAGGTAAGTCGGCAGGGTGATTCAGTTCTTGAAATTTTAGATCCGCAAAAACGTCTTGTGCGTTAACACTAGGTACCCCTAGAGGGATTTCAAAGTCATCTGTAGTTTTATTTTTTGTCATGTTCGCAGAACTCGGAGTTCAGATGGTGGAAGCGTAATGGATACAGGACGTGATGTCAATGAAAATTTTTATATAAAATTTTTTGGTTTTTGTTTTAAAAAAGGCATGGGGGTGTTTTGGGGAAAACGTAGTTTTTGTAGGGTAATTATGTTTTGGCTTTACATTAGTTTTTGTGGGGTAATTATGTTTTGAGATTTTGATGGAAATTTTGGGATTAAGTGAGTGGAATATAGTTTATGCGCACCTGCCGGGACGTTAAATGCCAGCGGGGGGTTCCCCCATGGGTGGGGTCTGCGAAGCAGTCATTCTGCCCAGGCGACTGAGTTTTGACGTTAGTCAAGCTGCATAACTTTATTCAATTGATTGATAATATTTATTTGATTTTATTGTTTTAGTCTGTTATATTGTAATTGTCATCGGTGATTCACCGATTGTTTTTAACTTAACTTACAGAGTACTTACAAATGAACACTACAATAAAAAAAGATCATTACAATCATTGGATAGCTAAAACAGATATAGATTTACCATCAGGTAAATTGCTAACAATAACCACTCGAAAAAGTAATAACGGCTTGGTATCTAGTGCAAGCGTGGCAAGTTATGAAAATGGGTTTTTGACTCATGTTATGTTCCAAGATTTCAGTATTAGATTGGAACACTCTAACCCTAAAAGGATATCTGAAAAAGTAGTAGTGCAACAGCATAATACAATAGACTTTAACAATGTTAAATCACAGGCTCTTGCATTTTATAAACTAGTTTAAACCAAACAAACCGCCAAGGATGGCTTAACCTAATTCAAACAAAAGAGAATCTTACAATGAACAAAGCTAAATTAAAACCTGTTACAGGTTATATCTTGTATCGAGGTACTAGTCTATTAGATGGGAAACCGATCGTAGTTGTAGCAATTACTAAGCGATCTAACAATGTCAAAACAGGGGACGTTGTCCAGACTTATATACTTGCCGATAATGGTCAGAGTCCCCTTGAAAACCTTAAGAGTTTGGGTGATGTTAGTATCTGTGGACAATGTCCACATAGGCGTGGTTTGGGTGGCTCATGTTATGTTAACGTCGGTCAAGGCGTGACCATGGTTTATAAATCACTACTTAAGGGAAATTATCCTGTATACGATCCGAGCGTAAATGATCCAGTTAGCGGTAAGATGGTTAGATTAGGGACTTACGGCGATCCAGCGAGCGTTCCGCGCTATGTTTGGGACTTGTTGCTTGCCAATGCATCAGGTCATTTGGGATATACTCATCAATGGAAAAATGGACAGGCTGATCATGTGATGGACTTATGCATGGCAAGCGCTGACAATGCCAGCGAGCGACTACAAGCAAAGCTTTTAAAGTATAGGACTTTTAGAGTCCGAGCTGTTAGCGAGCCAGTACTTAAGGGCGAGTTTGAATGCCCAGCGAGTGCCGAACAAGGTAAGCGTTTGACATGTGTCGAGTGCAAAGCTTGTTCGGGCGGTGTCGGTACAAATAAAGGCGACCCAGTTGTCATAGTTCATGGATCACTTAAGAGCCGATTTATTCCAATGGTGGCATAAAACCAAATAAAACCGAATCAAGGGGCTAACAAGCCCCTTTTTTGTGCCTGCAATCTTTAGCAGTCATATCCTGCTCAACCTGCCAAATAAACGAAGTAGCACATTCTTTATTGAACGAAAAAGAAAAAGTAATACTCAGACCTAGGTTTAAAATTATCGGGGCTTAAATCGATTATTTTTATGGCAACACGCATTGAGTGCGATCTGGTAGCATTGGCACGGCTTGAAATTATACTTTATGGGGTTACATAGTGCGGTTTATTTACGTTTATTATGCTTGTTGTGTATGTTTAAAAATGGCTTGTACAAAAAAGGCAATAAGGCAATTTGATGGCAATGCCCAACAGTTCTGTGGTTCGGTTGTATTTGTTAAGTTATATTATTATTATTAAAATAAATATATATATATATTCTAGACTTTTTAAAAATTCAACCTTACTAAAAGTAGGGTTATTTGGAGTTACCATTTTTTCAATCTAAATATAAATACTTTCTCAGATTTTAAATTATTTTATCATTCCCCATAAACATCACCCCACACCCTGCATATCCTCTACATTCCCACACTCAATTGACAACACCCCTATTTTGTACAACTCAATTCTCAACGCACATACAAAGCTTATTTTTTCAATCACAGATACAGTACAGCAATACTTGCGGAGTTTGTTGAGTTAATTAATTATTTTTTTTGGCAGCAAAACCTCTACAGCCCGCATGAAACCTGGATTCTTCATTTTAAAAACCCAAAAAAGATTGCTTTGAATAAAATAATTAATTGACATTGTTGTAAATCGTAACTAAATTGTATCCAACTTCTGAAGTGTCCAGAATTGTTAAAGTTCTTGTTTAAGTAGTAAATTAAATAAGATATGACACTAAACATCATTGTAATGTAGATTAATAGTCTGTTACAATGTACTAAACAACCATAAAAGAGGATTAAATCATGAAAACACAAAACTCAATAAACGCCTTAGTAAAGGTGATGAATACAAAAAATGATGCCGAAAGGGCATCAAAAGTGCAGGCGTTGAATGCACAAATAGACCTTCTAGAATATGACATCCTAGAAGAAAGGAGGGACTCATCCACAATTTATTGTGGCTGGGGAACCCAGCATAACCAGCTCATAGAAGAGCTAAACGAAGCCAAGAATGGCTTCTACATTTGGGACGAAGCCAAGGAGGAAATTGTATGGAAAGCGTAAGCGTCCCAAGGGACGCACTACTCACCACATGCGTGGTGGCAGGGGTAGACATGGATGTCATCTTCACGTACGAAGCACCTGATTATATAAAGGCTTTAACCCACGGACACCGTGGTCTAGTAGAGATTTATGCTGTTATACACAGCGGAGTTGATCTTATCTTAGTGCTTAACGAGGAGACATTGGGAGAAATAGAGAAACAGTTGCTGGAGCAACACGAAGAGATGCACGAAGACCGAGATTATTATTAACCTTACCCGTGCCTGTGGCACGGACTTGAAACGCATACTGGAGAACTTATGACCCCAAAAGATAAAAGAGACTACTTAGAGCTGTTGCTCAATGCGATAGTACGTCACGATGAAGACTTTTTCTATACGCATACAGGAGCTGTATGCTGGGAAGTAGAAACAAACCGAACAATATACTGTACTCCTGCATGGGAGTATCTTGAAGACTCAACGCTCGAACTGCCTGACGATGGGGATATAGGGGTTACGTTCGATTGGGTAGACGACGATCGGGACAGGACTGTAATTATCGACTTCTTCACAAGTTACGACAACCTTGAGTCAGATTTAGCTGACTACATGTATATATTAAAACAATTTAAAGAGGAGTATTTGAAATGAGCAAACTAGAAGAGTTAAAAGAAAGAGCAAAGCAAATAAGATCGAGCCGAAGCCATTGGGCATCGAGTCAGGATGGTAGTTATGAAATGGCATTGAGTGAAGCGGGATATTACAGACTATTGAAAGAGATAGACGACTTAGAAAAAGAAATCAACGGAGAGATAAAATGAACCATTTAGAAAAATTACTAGATAGAAAAGATTACCTGCTCGCACGATTAACCAGAGTTAAGGTCGTGTTAAATACTCACGGCACATGCATCACGGTCGGGAGTGGGCTAGATATAAACGTCAATGAGCCGACATTCAGTAGGGTAATGGAGGTACTGTACGTTCACGAAGCTGAGTGCAAAGAAGAGCTAAGGGACATAGACCGCAAGATCAATGCAATCAACGAGCTATTAGGGGGTATGTGATGAATGAAGACCAATTTAGAGCCTACGCTCTCGGATATTACCACGGGAAGGCGGAAGGGTTAGAAGACTGCCCATATGAGGGTGAGCTTAGACATCTTTATAAAAGAGGCTATGACGCAGGAATAGCTGACTATTGCGAGGAATTGAAATGAAGTTCGAAGTACAAACAAGATTCGGTATAGGCAACTGGGAAAACGTGTGGCACGACGGTGAAGAGCTAACATACTTCAACAGCCCAGAGGAAGCCCAAGAGGAGTTAGAAGACATGTTCGAAGAGATGGAGTTGCAAGGAATGGACTACGACCGTGACGACTACAGGATCATGCAGGTAGTACAGGTAATGAACACCACGGACAATGGCAAGCTGTGGAACATAACATCAGACGGTAAGACATTGAAGTTTTATGATGGTAGTAGCTTACAAGATCATGATGGTGTCGCATCGTATGCCTTTACCGAGTATGGGCAGTTCGTTAGTTCGTACTATATCTCAACATTTCTGGAGGGCGATTGGAAAAGGGAGCGAGGCAGAGGCTTGAACCTTAACGGTGGTGTGCCTGAGTGGCGCATTACAGGACAAACAATGGACGACATTATGGATTGGGCAGAGACAACATGGGAGAGCAGTCATGACTAAAAAAACGATCAAGACCACGCAAGCACAAGCACCACTACTATGCGTAGAGTTATCAGGAGGTGGATATACCACCCAACAAACAGCCAAGGCGATGGAGGCACTAGGTGACCTATTGACCAAGGGAGCGACAACCATCAAGGGTATGGCAATGAAATATGAAGTACAAACAAGATTCGGTAGAGGCAACTGGGAAAACGTGTGGCACGACGGCGAACACTTGGCATACTTTGCATCACCTGAAGAAGCCCAAGCAGAAATCGATGACATGATTGAAGAGATGGAGTTGCAGGGGATGGATTACGATCGTGATGATTACATCATTGTGCAGGTAGAAGGAGAGCAGTCATGACTCTGCTCATCACGACAAAAAATAACGCACACCGAGTGCTACTCGATGTCGCAGGTGGAGGATATACAGTCCAGCAAACCGCCAAAGCTATGGAAGCATACAGAGAACTACTCGCCAAGGGTGAGGTTAAAATTAAGAAAACCATAATAAAACTGGAGCAAGACAATGGCACTAACTAAATGGAAATACACGAAATTCTCAAGAGCTAAATTCGAGGAGGTAGTATGCAGACATTATAAGAATGTAAAAAGGGACTTGAGAAAAGAGGAGGATATTAACTTATCTTTATATTATTCACACGACAGGCACATAGCCACATGGCATAAAAAAGGTGCGTGGATGGAGGTAATACAATGAGCGATATAAACCGATACTACCTAGTAAACATCATAGATGATTACTATGCCATGGAATTCAGAACTAGTGTGCTTGTGCGAGCAACAGATGAAACACTTGAAGCTAAACTTAAAGACCTATGCTCAACATGGTATAGCGAGGACGATCCAATAAGTGAAGAGATAGAGGGAACATATGAACAACCTAACGGATGTTTAACTTACATAGATACCTCTAAAGAAATAACAGAAGCAACTTTCAATGACTTAATCCCAATTTTAGGAGCATTCTAATGGACACTAAAAATATATTAGCAACAATTGCAATCACAGCTCTTTTTACATTCGGCTTAGGCTATGTAACAGGACAACAAAGCGACACCTCTAAGGTTACTATACACAAGACTAGATCGGGCATGTTCATCGTAGATGACACAGCCCAAAGCAAAGGTAAAATGGAGGCTAAGATATACGAAGTGCTAGAGCTACCGACTAACCGAAAGAGCTTTCAAGAAGGGGATATTTCACAATGAGAATCTTAGTAGGGTGTGAAGAGTCACAAACAGTAACGAAAGCATTCCAAGCATTAGGGCATGAAACATATAGTTGTGACATCATACCCTGTTCAGGGGATCATCCAGAATGGCATATCAGAGGGGATGTATTTGATGCGATAGATGAAGGCGGTTGGGACATGGGTATTTTCTTTCCTCCTTGCACATACCTCACCGTGACAGGCAACAAATGGTTTAAAGATCAACCGCCAAGAAAGTCTGGTGCTTTAGTTGGACAGGCTCGAAGAGATGCTAGAGAAGATGCGATCTTTTTCTTTATGCGATTGATGACCTGCAACATACCGAAGATAGCAATAGAGAACCCAATAGGTATTATGACATCGAGATATAGAAAACCCGATCAGGTGTTACAGCCTTGGATGTTTGGACATAATGAACAGAAAGCAACATGCCTTTGGTTAAAGAACTTACCCACACTAACACCGACAGACATAGTGGAAGGGAGAGAACAAAAGCTACACTTATTACCGCCTTCAAAGGACAGGGCGAAGCTTAGATCAAAAACATATCAAGGCATAGCATCAGCTGTGGCACAACAATGGGGATCATTATGAACTGGAAAAAAGAAATAGAAGACGAAGTGCGATCACTAGGCGAGGATATAGCTTCACTTGCAACAACCTTAACGGAAGCAGAGATGTTACAAGAGTTTGATGGGGAGAGTTACGGATTCCCAAAAGGCAAACCATTTACAGCATGGACAACTAACTATGTGTATTTCCCTGCTGAATACGATGGAGCGGAATGGGTTGAGAGTGTGCCTAGAGACCCCTGCATGAAAAAGACATCACACGTAGGCGGTTAAGATGAAAGTGCTAAGTCTGTTTGCAGGTATAGGAGGGTTTAACCTTGGGCTTGAGAAGACAGGAGGGTTTGAAACCGTAGGGTTTGTGGAGTGGAATAAGGAAGCACAGACCGTGCTGCAAAGACATTGGAAAAACGTGCCTATATTTGGAGATATCAGGGGGGTAACACACTCCTCATTATGGGAAGCAGGGATCAAACATGTTGATGTACTTACAGGGGGGTTTCCATGCACAGACCTTAGTATTGCAGCAAAAGGATCGCATAAAGGTTTAGAGGGTGCGGAGAGTGGATTAGTCCATGAGTTCGGAAGACTGGCTAAAGAACTACAACCAGAATGGGTGTTGATAGAAAACGTACCGCAAGTAAAGAAATATAGAAAACAATTAGAGGATATTTTTAATGACTACAAACTCACTTATACAGACACAGATGCTCTCGACTATGGAGCTTATTGCAGAAGAAAACGGACGTTCATTATCGGACATCTTAGAAGCAGAGGTGGACGAGAAGTATCTTTTAAGCCAGAAATCTATAGACAGGCTCTACGCTCAAGAGGGTGTGAAGACTCTGCACCGATGTTGTTACCTTGGAAGGGTGGGGTCTCTCTTGAACGCTTATCCTCTTGCATCATTGAGAATACGGAAGCTAACGCCAGTAGAATACGAAAGGGCATTAGGGTATCCAGAGGGTTGGGTGACGGAAAGCTTTATCTAATGTTGGGTAACAGCTTGTCGCCTTTAGTCACCGAAGTAATCGGTAACGCTATATTAAGAGAACTACTATGACACCACAAGAACTAATAAAAGCCTTCCCCCACTATACGTTCGCAGTACACGAAAAAAAGAAAGGAGTGCCTCTTGAGCATGGGACTATTCCTATGAGCGTATATATAAGGTATGAAGTAGATAAAAATATGCTGTATGTTGACTCACGTTTTATAACGCAGGAGCATTTGGTAGAGGAAGCAGTCATATGGCGGAAGTCGTCCGCATACTGTGGAACGCTCTTGAAACGTATATCAGCAGGGACTGGATATAAAGCGAAACCCATCTATTGCCTGGCATTTGACCTATCGTACGGTGAGCAAGGTGACGTAACATCACGCATACGCAAAAGAAAAGGGAGACCGCTACAGGTCGCAAACACAGCCAAACTGACCGCTAAAGCCAAAGAAGTAGCACCAAGGCTAAAGAGTTTAAACACACGACTAATGGAGTGGCAAAAAGCATATGAACACCTAGCTCTGTGGGACGACTTATATGAAGCGATAAAAGAGGCTAAGAAGTTCTATGAGGACAGTTACTCAATGCTAAGTCAGGGCAGACGGAAACGGATAATGCCTGAGCCAAGTCCAATAAAGACGATAAAGAAAGAGATCATATTGCCCAAACATAAGATATACAGCAAAGGGCTTGATGAACTCATAGCACGAGATACAGATGCAATATTTAAAAACATAAGGGAGTTTAGAACAGATGAAAAAGGGGTGACTACACTATACGAAAAGGAATTCAGACCGATACTGCCTAGAGAAGAGTGGATCGCAAGATACGAACAGGGGACAACCTTGGACGGGAAGACAGTATACAAGCACTTGTATGTATTGGTAAGTGTATTAAAATCAGGGGCTTATGAGAATGAGGACATCAAAGACTATAAGAGGGATATTCGCTTTGTGCAGATGTGTCAGAAGCAAGTTGGAAAATCAGCACACCGCTGTGCATTCTTTGACTTAACAAAAAAGCTTGACAATGAAATCATTAACGACTAATCTGTTAAGCACGTTGGGACTATCCCAACTGATATTAATACTGCTGTTAACCCCCATCGATACGATGGCAAGAGATAAGTTTACGGCTAAAGCTCCGATAAGTAAACATTGCTTACAACTCGGAAGACAATACCGCCATGCAGTAAAAACTAATAACCCCATCCGCCACTTACTGGCGGAGAAACTTTGGAAGGAGTGTGGAGTATGATAACGGCAAAAAATTACGCTGCCCAAGCTGAAGTTGCTCTTATTAATGCTAGTAAACGCTATCTAGGCGTAGGGAGAAAAGACCAGGCTGATTATATAGGAGCGTTAGCTAGAGGAATACGTCACGGAGTTAAGTTCGTTATACCTGACGGAGGACTTATATTAGATGATAATTTAAGGGGGATTATGTCAACCCCCGTTAGACTACCTTTTGAGGTTACAGTAATAGAGTTTGCAATAACTCACTACCCAAGTAAGCCTGATCATTACACTATGCATAAAGTAGTAATATTGTGTGTAGAGTTTGGTGAAGATGGGGATTTTAAAATACATCCTATGATGTATCTAATGGGGGCGGGACAAGCTTTTTGGATACCTTGTGCATATGAAGCGGTTGTTCCTTTTGAAGACCAACTACAAATAAGAGAAGATGGGCGGGTTGCGTTTAAAGCTACAATTATCCCTTCAGGTGCTTTAGATGACATTACTGATAAAAATAAAACCCGTGATGTGCATACTGAAGTAATAACAAAATGTATAGGGTCAACGTATGAACTACTAGAAGCCTTAACATGTACCAATATAGAGCAGTCTATATATCAACAGGCTTCTCCTAAAAATGCCCAGCGGATTAAATCTCATAAAGCTCCTATCTATGAGACAAGATGTCTAACACTAAAGACTACTAAGAAAGAATCATTTAGCAGTAATGGTGGACTAAGTCACAAATCACCAAAACAGCACCTGCGTAGAGGGCATATACGAAGACTAGAGAAAGGAAACATATGGGTTAATTCTTGTGTAGTCGGTGATGCTAGTAATGGGATAATAGACAAACACTACAGAATAAAAAAGTAACAAATATTACGCAGTGCCCTACTCTCCAAGGAAATATCGCAACAAGGATGTTAAAGGCTACGCTGACGGCTTGAAGTACTATTGATGCCACCTCTATATTAACTGCTAATCATCTTGAGTATAGAGGATAGGTAAAAGGTAAGGGCTAATGTAAGTACCATAATCAATAGGTCAGCATTCAATTAATTATTGGAGGACTTATGACAACAGAAGAACAGATAAAGAAAGCTCTAAGAAATAAAGAGTATAGAGAAAAGAATAAAGAAGCCCTACGCCTTAAACGTGTAGCTAAATTTGAGGCTAACGAAGAAAAACATAGATCAGAAAAGTTAGCCTGGTACTACAAGAATAAAGAAAAACAACTTCAGGAAGAAGATGCCAGCCCAATGATGACCTTGAAGTCCGTTGCTAGACTAATAGGTGTAAGAGAAAATGTAGCACAAAAGATAAGTAAGACCGAGTCTTATAAGATGCCTAAACCAAAGATGGCTAGGTGTGATGGTAGTGATTTATACTGCCGAATGGAGATCGAGGAATGGATGCCCTTTATACGGGAGGTAGTCGCCTTCTATTCAACAAAAAGAAAACTAATCAAACTCACAGGGGCTGCGGTTCACATTGTGAACTTCATGAAAAATAATAAAGCAGTCATATCTCATTGTGAGGACGAAAGAACAAGATTGAGGGGTTTATGGCTAGAGACGTTGACTACGCACTAATATTACAAGTTTTATATAGTAAGGGTTATAGCCTAGCAAGCATAGCAAAAACAACAGGCGCAGCGGTGAGTACATTGTCCGCAGTAAAACAAGAGTATAAAGCAGTACCTGCTGGATGGCACGATGGATGGGAGGGTATGGCGATGCAAGAGTATTATCAGAAAGTAACGGGTGAAGATGCTCCTCGTATTGGGGACTACATTGAGATAGAGGGTGAGAAATGAAACTACATCAAATGCAGTATCCACTGCCAACAACCAGTGCCAGATGTATGGGTACTAACTGCAACCAGAAGAACCTATGTCAGAGATACCTGACCATTGAGATAGACACACAGAACTACGTGTGGCATATGGACGTAAAGAAAGAAATAGACGATGACGAGATATGTGATTTTTTTATTGAGTGGGGTGTGTGATGGACGCAGTTATATTAGAAAAAATTATCTATACAAGTTTGATGCTTAATTTTGTTTTCGGCTTAGGTGGATATATTTGTTATGAGAAAAGATACTATACATTGAGAGACAGCTGTATTTATTCACTAGTGTTGAACGGTATTTTTATTTTGGTGGTAATGCTATTAAGGGTGTGGATGTGATGAATGATGAAGTAGTAATAAACCTATTTAAGAAAGTAGCAAGGATCCTAGAGGACGACACGCAATACGAATGGTTAGCTGATGAGGTCAAAGATTACTTAAATGAGATATATGTTAATAAAGCATTTGAACCTGAGCAGACTGAGCAAGAGCCTTTAGGTACTCATGGGGAATATGATGATATTGATGAGCGTTTAAAAGAACAATACACAATGAAGAACCATATAGAACATCTGGAAGGGGAAATAAAAATACTCTCAAAACAAGTAGTAGAACGCGATGATCTATTAAAGCGTGTGTACGAAAGAATAGACAGCGAGGTATTAAGAAAAGAAGTAGATAACATAATACCTAAATGGGATGACAATATCCCTGAGCATGGTGTGTTGTGCTGGGTACAACATAACCCAGAGGGTAAGAAAAAAGTAGTTACCATATATAGCCGTAAAAATAGAGATGATTATGAAACCACTTTTTATTGGATTGATTCACGGACTATTGTTACACCCCTAACCAACGAAGAGATCGAGGAGTTTAAAAGGTGATGAGTAAAGAAAGAGAGTTACTGAAAAAGATTTTAAATACAGGTTGGTTAAATCATGAGTTAAGTTGTGAAGTAGAAGCGATCCTCGCCCGACCTGAGCAAGAACCTGAAGCTTGGATTACCGAATGGGTGCAAAGATATAGACATAACGATACTCCTATTATTGATAGAGCTGTGTCGTTTACAAAAGGGGATGCACCTGCTGTGCCAAATCCTAATTACATCCCACTCTACACAGCACCGCCAAAACGTGAGCCTTTGAGTGAGGATGAAATGAGAGCTATTTGGAAAGAAGGGTACAATCAAGGATTTAACGATGGTAAATATTTAAGTTCACCAAAACGTGAGCCTTTGAGTGATGATGAAATGAGAGCTATTTGGAAAGAAGGTGTTAGAGGTGAAATACCGTTTGTTGAAATCGGAAGAGCGATAGAAAAAGCTCACGGCATTGGAGTAGATGATGAAAATTAAAAATAAGTGGTGTCGCATAGCATGGTTTTTAGATGCTAAAAGAGAATGTAATAAATATAAATTTGAGTATATCCCACATAGCCTAAGGGCTACTAAAGCCCTGCACAGCATGTATTGGAGAGAGAAATGAATAAAGAAATAAATGATCTTAAGCAACAAATAATGTGGCTACAGAATCGAAATGCTTTCCTTACAAATAGACAAGAAGCACTCCGTGACCATTTTGCAGGAATTGCAATGCAGGGATTTTTATCACTTAATAAATTTAATACAGATATGATTGTTAAGTTGTCTTACGACATGGCAGACGCAATGTTAGCAGAGAGGGAGAAAAGAGATGTGTAGTTATATAGAGATAATGGTTTTAGTATTGCTTAGCTGTATAACACTTATAGTTGTGATGGGTGTTGTAGGTCTTGTTTGTTATGTTGTATCAAATTGGGAAGACCTATGTAACGAGGGAAGGGGAAAGAGATGATTAAAGAATGGTTTATGCTTATGGGTGGAATATTTATGTTTAATATGGTTGTTTTGTTTTTTGGCGTTATTATGACAATAATAATTAATTACTTCCTTGGAAATGTAGGAGTATGTTAATGACACTTGCACTAATAGCTTTAGCATTGGAGCTGTGGTTTATTATATTTGTGTAAACAGTAAGGCTCTTTGTAATGAACTACGGGAAAGACTATGAGTGAGATAACATTAAGAGATACGATAGCAACAGCTGTGCTGCAGGGGTTTATTCAATATATGGGGTGCGATCCTGAAGATTTATTATACCCAAAAAGAGAGCAGAAAAATAAACATGCTCTAAGTAAGTCAGCATATGCCTATGCTGATGCGATGTTAGAAGAGAGGGAGAAGAAAAATGAGTAACCAAATAATACTAAACTACCGAACAGAAAATGATAGATGGGTTATTGATTTTAATCGTGACCAAGAGAACTTTGGAGTATTTAAAGCCTTTTTAGAGCAGCTTGAATTTGATATACAACAAAATAATATAAAACGCCTAGTGCTATGTATGAGGCAAGATAATAAAAGTGTTTTAGCACAAGCGGTTTTAGATTATATGAAAGAGATCAATGCACCTATTGATATGGAGAAGAGAGATGAAAAATGATATAGAAGAATTACAAACAAAAGCAGATAGAGTACTAGATCAATGTAGTGTTTGGTCAGAGATAGGAGATGGGTCTTATGAAGCTTGCCTATCCTATTGTGGTTATTATGCTATACTAGCCGACATTTCAAAACTTGAACAAGGTAAAGAAGATGAGATTTTATAACTGTGATGAGCTTACTAAAAGAGCCAACAAATATCGCATGATAGGAGTATTATTAACAGCCGTCCTTATTGCTTCCATGGTATTAAATGCCACTCTGTTGGCGCATTGCTAGGATAATATGGCACTTAAACAAACGAACAAAAACCGTAAGAAGAAAGAAAAAACCTAATCCTTTTAGAGCGAGGGAGAACTATGGGTGACGTTATTGATAAAGCAAATGAACAAGCCCAGTTAATACTGGAGAAACAAATAGAGCTGGCAAAAGGTGCTAAATTAGACATCTTTTCTAATGAATCTGGACAATGTTGGGAATGTGATTCTCCTGTTACAGATAACAGACGCTGGTGTAGTAAAGAGTGTGCTGAAATGGCTGAGAGGAGTGGCTGGTAATGGATAGAGAAGATCGAAAAATGACTAGAGAAGAGGCACAACAAATATTGGATTTGTTAGCACCGGGGTTTAAACTGCCGCCTCCTCGTACTGAAGAAGAATTTCTAGCGGCTACACGACCAATAAATTTTGAGTTAGAAGAAGAAATGACCAAAATACATGGCGAAACAATAATGAATTTATATAAGCTATACAAAAAAGAAAAAGCTTTGAAAAATGATATGGCCTAACTTTTATTTTCCACCTATAAACCTTTGGAGTTATCCCAATATGATAAACGAAGAATCAACTGTAAAACCTGTGTGGAAACCAAAACAAAGCAATGCAGACGATATGCAAGTTGGCGGTAACCACTATAAAGATATGGCAATACAACCTTGGACAGTAATGGAGTCTATACTAACTTATGAAGAGTTTGTAGGGTTTCTTAAAGGTAACATAATTAAGTATTCAATGAGAGACGGTAAGAAAGATCACTCTCAAGATGCAGGGAAGGCGGCACATTACATAGCTAAACTAGCTGAGGTACAGAGGGATGATTGAAAAGATTAAAGGTTGGTTTTGCCCACCGCATAAGTGTACAAAGTTCAGGCAGTATTATGGTTTGAATTTAAAGATATGCGATGAGTGTAAAAAAGAAACTCCCTTATGGGAAGCAAACATAATAAAACATCAGAGATAATAAAATGAAAACGATAAGAGATAATATAAACATACCAACGGCAGATATAATAATAGACCTATTAACATCTTGGGAGCAATATCAAGACCATAAGTTTGATGAGCAGGTTAATGAAAGTATGCCACTAATGTTAGACGCGGCAGCAGCTAGAATGTACGCATTGGTTAGAACGGTACGGTTTGCTACAATGGGTTTAATAATAACTAATTTAATGTGGATTTTAAACGCAACAGGAGTACTACAATGGTAGACGCTGAGCAGTTAGACTGGGTAGAAGAACTCGAAGAAGATGAAGACAAAGATGATGGGGTATATGTATTAGTAAAGATAGTAGAGAATGAATTAGGTATAGGACTTAGTGTACCAAATGACGAACCAAACGGAGACTACTTCATGCATGTTATCGACTCTCTATATAAAAACGCTACAATCCATGCCCTTGAAAACTTAATTGAAAGCTGTAAAAGAAGTGAAAGAAATGTATTAGCTAAAGAGATCCGTGCCTTTCTAGACACACCTAAAATTCTACACTAGGGGAAGCTATGAAAACCATACTATTTTTAATGTTGTTAATGCCCACACTATCTATGGCAGCGTCACTTATCTTAACGCCTGGGCAACCTATGCAAGCTATAGAACAAACAGCAGGAGGCTACACTATTATGGACATGGGGGGTAAAGGAAATACGCTTATACAAAATGTGGGAAATATGGAGATCATTCACCACGGAGATTCTCCGGCAACAGTCATAATACATGAAGAGCCAGTGGGAGTTCCAACGCCGTACAACCTAATCGACATGACCGGAGAAGAGTAGTGACCCCAGAAGGAGTTATCAAGAAGCAAGTAAAAAGTATACTTGCTGAGGTAGGAGCATGGTATTGTATGCCTGTAGGGTCTGGTTACGGTAAGTCGGCTATCCCAGACTTTATAGTTTGTCATCAAGGATATTTAATAGCTATAGAAACAAAAGCTGGCAACAAGCAAGCGACAGCTATACAGGCTAGAGAAATAGAAAGAATAAAAACTGCCAAGGGCTTTGCCTTTGTGATAAATGAAACTAACATAGGACACTTAAAAGAATGGTTATTATTGGAATCGACTTTGAAACCTACTACGCCAAGGATTACTCCCTCTCAAAAATAAGCACACAAGCGTATGTAGATCACCCTCACTTCGAGGTTATCGGAGTTGCAGTAAGAGTTAATGACGAACCAACTGAATGGTTTAGTGGCACGATGGAAGAGACACAGGTCTGGTTAAATAAGTTTGACTGGGCAAATGCTTGGGTCTACGCACATAATGCCATGTTCGATGCGACTATATTGACATGGAGGTTCGGTATAAAGCCTAAGTTGTGGATAGATACATTATCTATGGCTCGCGCTGTACATGGTACAGAAGTAGGTGGATCACTAGCTAAACTTGCTATTCATTATGGGCTAGGTGAGAAAGGCACAGAGGTTGTCAGTGCGCTAGGTAAACGTAGAGTAGACTTTACTGAGGAAGATTTAGATAAGTACGGAGAGTATTGTATTAATGATGTTGATCTTACTTATGGACTATTCCTAAACTTAGCACCGCATTTTAATAAGACCGAGATGAAGCTTATTGATATGACCATACGTATGCATAGTGAACCCCAGTTTATCTTAGACATACCCACACTTGAAGACCATTTATACCATACTAAGAAACGTAAGGAAGAGCTGTTAAGTGCAAGCGGTATAGCTAAAGAAGACCTTATGAGCAACAATAAGTTTGCAGATATATTAAGATCCTATGGTGTTACCCCTCCACTAAAGATAAGCCCTGCTACTGGTAAGGAAACTTACGCTTTCGCTAAGACAGATGAAGAGATGAAAGAGCTGTTAGACTTTCCTGATTTTGACGTTCAAGCTATTGTGGCAGCGAGGTTAGGTACTAAGTCTACATTGGAAGAGAGTAGAACAGAACGCTTTATAGAGATAGCCAATGCAGGTGGGGCGATGCCTATACCGTTAAAGTACTACGGTGCTGATGTAACAGGTAGATGGAGTGGGTGTGATGGTGTTAATATGCAGAACCTACCAAGATCATCACCTATTAAACATGCGATACAAGCACCAGAAGGTTATGTAATAGTAGGGGCTGACCTTAGTAACATTGAGTTAAGAGTTAGTTTATACTTTTCAGGGCAGATGGATAAATTACAAATTATCGCTGACGGTCTAGATTTGTACAAAGACTTCGCTGCCACTGCATTTAAGGTAGGTTATGACGAAGTTACTAAGGAGCAACGCTTTGTTGGGAAGACCTCTATTTTAGGACTTGGGTTCGGTACAGGCGCTGCTAAGTTAAGGGAGTCTATCAGAGCGATGTCCGGTAACGACATAGGCAAAGACGAAGCAGAACGCATTGTAAACTTATACAGGAGCGAGTTTGATAAGGTTAAGGCTACGTGGAATGAAGGCACTCAGGTACTAAGAGACATGCGTGATAACGTCACTTCCAATTTCGGTGCTATTAACTTAAAAGTAATGGGTAAACAAGGAATACTATTACCATCTGGGCTTTACTTAAAATATCCTGACTTAATAGAGCAAGACGAGTGGACATACTCCAGCCATAGAGGTTCAAGACGTAAGATATATGGTGGTAAAGTCGTGCAAAATTGCATACAGAGCCTAGCAAGGTGTATAATGGGCGAAGCCATGGTGAGAATCACCAGACGTTATAAGATCGCCCTCACTATCCATGATAGTTGTTATTGTGTAGTTCCTAAAGAGGAAGCCCAAGAGGCTTTTGATTTTATAATTGGGGAGTTATGCAAGGAACCTAGTTGGATGCCAGGAATACCATTAGGCGCAGAGGGGGCATTTGGGGTAACCCTTAAAGAAGCAGGATAATAAATGAAAATACCCGCATGGAGTTTTAGTTCAATAAAATTATACGACACATGCCCTAAGAAGTATGAGTCAGAAAGAGTAACTAAAGAAGTGGGTTATCAGCAAACAGAGGCCACAATTTACGGCACAGAGTTGCACCTTGCTGCTGAAGAATACATCCGAGATGGTAAAGAGATAGATCCAAGGTTTAAGTTTATAAAGCCCTACCTAGACAAACTCAATGCCATACCGGGGGAAAAGTTATGTGAAATAAAGTTGGGGGTAAAGAAACATGAGGGAAGATTGGTTGCTTGTGATTTTTTCGATGATGACGTTTGGTTCCGCGGTGTGGCTGATTTGGTCATACTCGATGGGGATAAAGCTTGGATTGTAGACTATAAATCTGGTAAAAGTGCTAAGTATGCGGATATAAAACAGTTAGCTTTAATGGCAGCTGCAATGTTTCTTAAACATCCAGAAATTAAAAAGATTAAAACGTCCTTGCTGTTTGTAGTATCTAAAGAATTTATAAAAGAAGACTTTGTTAAAGAATGGGGGCTTGAGATCTTTAGCAAATATGATGAGTTGTTGACCCAACGAGAAATGGCGTATAATTCAGGCGTCTTTAATGCTAAACCTAATGGGCTATGTCGCCAATGGTGTGGTACGTTAAGTTGTCCTCATAATGGGAAGAATAAATAATGCCTAAAACAAGTAAAGTAAAACTAGCTTATCAAGCTGAACGTCAAAAAGCCCCTGCGGAAGTAGCCGCTAGAGTGGCACGTAATAAAGCTAGACGTCATGCGATCGCCGCAGGTAAAGCTAAGGTGGGTGATGGAACCCAAGTTGATCATATAAGACCTTTAAATAAAGGCGGCAGTGCTAAAGATAGTAACACTCGTGTGGTGAGTACAGCAAAAAATGAAGGATGGCGTAAGACGTATCCAGAAATGTACGGAAAAAATAAAAAGAAATGATTATTAAAACGAGATCAGTTAGACAATTAGCTAGAGACGCAGGTCTCAATGAAGAGCTTATTGAACGTAATATAGAAGCCTTGTGTGATTTCACATGGCGTGTGGCAAAGAAAGAAAGAAAACAATGTAACAGTAGAGTGCGTAAGTGGTTGCTAAGCAATGAGCTAGTTAAACCCCCATTAGTAGAGTTACTAAAAGACGAGGATGAAGAAGAGTACGACTTCATTTAGAGATAATTAAAACGCTTCATCCCCGTAAGGGATTGTTAATAAAAAGGAAAACAATGGAAATTATAGATAATAAAGCGCTCGTGCTAAAAACACGAGACCCTGACAAGGTGACTCAGGTTATCCCTCAGTCTCATGTAGTAAGTCAAACACAAACCCCATCAGGTGTGGGCTACGAAGTAGCTGTTAAATGGACATTGGCTAACGCCAAGATATTACAGAACTTAGGTTTTAAGAATGTGCCGTCCCCTATAGTGGGGCAGTACAACTGGCCTGGAATGTATAAACCTTTTGAACATCAAAAAGACACTGCGTCTTTCTTGACTCTTAATCAACGAGCCTTTTGTTTAAACGACATGGGTACAGGCAAGACCATGAGTGTTATATGGGCAGCTGACTATCTAATGACTAAGAAAATTATTAAACGAGTATTAGTTATATGCCCTCTATCTATTATGGACCCAGCATGGAGAGCAGACTTATTTAAAACGGCAATGCACCGTATGGTAGATATTGCCCATGGCTCCAGAGATAAACGCATTAAAGTCATTAAGTCTGACGCTGAGTTTGTAATTATTAATTATGATGGGATAGAGATAGTAGCTAATGAAATAGCTAAAGGGGGGTTTGACCTGATTGTATGTGACGAAGCATCGGCGCTAAAGACACCAACTACTAAAAGATGGAAGACTTTGAATAGCTTAATCAACCAACACACATGGCTGTGGTTACTGACAGGAACACCTGCAGCTCAGTCTCCTATGGACGCCTATGGGTTAGCTAAGATATTAAGACCAGACTCGGTGCCTAGATATATCGGGGCGTTTAAAGACAAGGTAATGTTAAAGATAACTCAGTTTAAATATATCCCTCGTCCTGAAGCACAGGATATAGTGTACAAGGTACTCCAACCAGCAATTCGGTATACCAAAGAAGAATGTTTAGACTTACCAGAGTTAACCTATACAGAAAGAGACACCCCGATAACCCCACAACAGAGAAAGTATTATGACCTATTAAAGAAAGAGTTGTTGTTTGAAGCCGCAGGAGAAGAGGTGAGTGCAGTTAATGCGGCAGTTAAAATGAATAAACTTCTTCAGATATCATCCGGTGCAGCCTATTCCGATACAGGAGAAGTGGTAGAGTTTGATTGTTCGGTGCGATTAAAAGAAATGACGGAGATAATTGAGCAAAGCAGTCATAAGGTTCTCATCTTTGCAAATTTTAAACATGGCATAGTCACAATTAAACGGCACTTAGATTCATTGGGTATAACGTCCGATGTTATTCATGGAGGTGTAAGTGCAAACAATCGTACTAAAATATTTAACCAGTTCCAATTAGAGAAAGACCCACAAGTGCTTATCATACAACCCAAAGCCGCGGCTCATGGAGTAACACTACATGCGGCTAACACTATTATATGGTGGGGGCCTATAACTAGTACGGAGACTTATTTACAAGCTAATGCTAGGGTACATAGACAAGGGCAAAAGAACCCATGTACTGTCGTACACTTAGTAGGTAGCTCTGTAGAACGGTCTTTATATGCAAGCTTGACAAGTAAAACAGAAGCTCAAAACACTTTACTAAATATGTATAAAAATATATTTGGACTTATATAACAAAGTATGGTAACCTATACACAGCCTTACGAATTTCGTAAGAGAACCAAAGGAGATAAAAATGGAAACACAAGTAACTGCTGATAAATTAGTATCAGTCTACATAAAAATTAGAGATAAACGCAGTGCAATTTTACGCGCCTATGAAGAGCAGGATAATGTGCTGAAAGAGCAGCAAGCGATGGTTTCTAACCAAATGCTAGAAATTATGAAAGAGGTCGGTGCTACTAATATTAAAACTACTTATGGCACAGTATCTCGTAGTGTTTCTACAAGGTTCACTACTAATGATTGGGGAAGTATGTATGCCTTTATAAAAGAGCATGACGCCATGCATCTTATGGAGCAACGTATTAGCCAAGGTAATATGAAAAGATTCCTGGAAGAAAATCCAGATCAACTGCCCATCGGGCTTAACAGTAGCAGTACATATACAGTGTCTGTTCGCAAAGCAAAATAAGGAGTAATTGAAATGAAATTTGACGAGAATTTAGATGAGGGCTATGATGACCAGCTCACAGATGACCAGTGGTTGTCCACTGCGGAAGTATTGGCTCTGCTAAAGATAAGTCGCCAGACTCTGGCGTCCTTTAGAAATAAAGGGTTAATAAAAGCCTACCGTAAAGGCCTGTCGGGCACAAACATATATAACAAGGCAGAACTTGCTGACTTGATAGTAAAATCAAACACAATTAGGAGCGTATAACATGGCAAACGATATAGCATTATTTAGAGAAGCAGGAGCGACAATCCCAGCACACTTACGTACTGGCGCTTTAGATAGTTTAACCAAGAGCCTTATGGGTAGCAGTGGTAGTAACAAGACTATCTCTATCAGAGGTGGAAGCTTCCGTATGGTTGTGGATGGTCAAGAAGTTATGGTTAGTGAAGACCGTGCGCTTGATGTTGTTATTGTTAATGCAGCACCACATATTAGCCGTACTTATTACGAAGGTGCTTATAAAGAAGGTGAGAAGTCCGCCCCTGTATGTTGGTCTAACGATGGTACTAAGCCAGATCCTTCTTCTGAAAGCCCACAAGCGAGTGCATGTGCTGTATGCCCAATGAATATAAATGGTTCGGGTCAAGGCACTTCAAGAGCTTGTAGATTCAATCGTAGATTGGCTGTTGTTGTTGGGTCACCTCATGAGAACAGTGATATTTACCGTATGGTTATCCCTGCGCAATCTATTTTTGGTAAAGCTGAAAACGGTAAAATGCCTTTAGGTGCATATGCTAAATTCATTGGGGGTCATGGGTTAACTATCTCAAGTGTACTTACAGAGGTTCGTTTTGATGCTAGTTCTACTGCACCTAAGTTAACATTTAGAGCGGCTAGGGCGTTAACTGTAGAAGAGATTGAAGCAGCGGGTGTCTTAGGTAGAGACCAACAAGCATTAGATGCGGTGATCTATAATCCTGTAGTAGCTGATAGTAACAAAACTCCAACGGCTGGTTATATCCCTGCACCTGCGGCGCCTGTATTCCGTGAAACTAAAGTGCAACCTGCTCCAGAAGTGGAGCCTGTGGTAAGGGAAAAGAAAGCCGCTCCTGCTCCTGCTAAGGATCTTGCTGATGTTCTAAGTCAATGGGGAGATGACGAGGACTAAGTTTTATCCCAGATAGGGGGTGTTATCACCCCCTTTTTTAGCACTAATTTATACGGGCATAGAGCTATGACACGGAGAGAATTTTTTGACATGATGTTTAGCCCATCGGGCTACATTAATATAAGAGGTCTGTATTACGACCAGACCCGCGGTAAACCTGTCTCTAAATTTTTCATCGATTTTGATGAGGCAGACGAATATATAGAACAACTAGTAGCAGATGGTAGAGAAGCCTATTTTGCTACGCCTACATTTGTAGATAACACCAAGCAAGCCACAGTATCTAATATCGCATATCATCGTTCATATTTTGTGGATATTGATTGCGGACCAACTAAGTTCTACAAAAGTAAACAAGAAGGTGTAACTGCCCTGTATGCGTTTTGTGAGCACACTGGGTTACCTGTACCGATGCTAGTAGATTCAGGTAATGGCATTCATGCGTATTGGATGCTGGGGGAAGATGTGCCTTATAACATATGGAAGCCTGTAGGTATTAGATTAAAAGAACTTACCCATGAGTTTGGGTTTCAAGTTGATAGTAGTGTGACAGGGGACGGAGCACGTATTTTACGAGTGCCTGATACCGTTAATACAAAAGATCCTAGTAAGAGCAAAAGAGTATATATAAAAACAGCAGTAGAGCCTATATCCTTTGCCGAGTTTTCACAGATTGTACCTCCAGCTATTACACATAACACTCTAAACTTAGGTCAGACAGATGATTTAACAAAGAGTCTTATGGGTGGGGAGTATCCCCCTAGTAAGTTTGAGATCATTCTTCGTAAAAGCCGTAAGTTCATTTCCAACCAAGAAAAAGTAAAGGTAGTCTCTACGGATAATGAAGGTAATGAATCTATTGTTTTTAAGAATAAAGTGTTTGAGCGTTGTGCAGGGTGCGCACAAGTGCTGTATGCGGATGAGCATCGCACTACATTAGAAGAACCTCTTTGGTGGGCTATATTATCTATAGCTAAAGCATGTACAGATGGAGCTGAGGCAATCCATACTATATCTGAAGGACACCCAAATTATACCGTTAGTGAGACAGAGGAAAAGTCTTCACGATTTAAAGGTCCTCGTACCTGCTTAGAGTTTCAAAAGGATAACCCTGATATATGTAGAGGGTGCATACATAAAGGAAAAATAACAAGCCCTATACAATTAGGTAAATACGTAGAATTAGCATCGCCTACTGACAACAGCATTGAAGACTTAGCACATGAGAGTCTACAACAAAATGTAACCATGGAAGCACCACATAAATATCCTTTTGGGTGGGCTAGACGAGCTTCTGGAGGCATTGTTAGACTTAGTATGGAAGTGCAGGACGGTGATGAAACACCGGAGCAAATAGAAGATGTTATTTATGAAAATGACCTATGGGTTAAGAAGCGTTTAGACGATCCACATCATGGAGGTTCCTCCATACAGATAGTACATATAGAGCCACAGGGCCCTAATGAGCCTAAAAAGGTTACAGAGTTTATAGCCCCCCTGACGGCTATAGGTAAGAGAGATAAGTGCCAGGAACTGCTCACATTCCATGGAGTGTATAAGGCTATTACCCCCAGAACATTAGGGTTATTACAAAAGTATTTTGAAGATTGGGTGGCGGAATTGAAAGACAAACCAGAACAAGCAAGAGCCAGCTTTGGTTGGCACGATAATAATACAAGTTTCGTTATGGGTAGCCGTGAAGTGGCGTTAGACAAGGGTATTTTATTTAGTCCTACATCAGCATCGACTGACGAAGTAACTCCCCTATATCAACGTGAGGGGTCTTTAGATACATGGAGAACTATCGCTAATTTATACGCTAAGAAGGGCAATGAAGCACGAGCTTTTGTATTGTTTGTAGGGTTTGGTGCCCCTTTATATAACTTCTTAAATTTAGGTAGCGTAACGGTGCATCTCACCAATGCGGCATCAGGTGTGGGTAAAACTACTGCTCAGAAAATGGCAGGTAGTATATGGGGTGACCCCGTTAAGACTATGATGAATAACAAAGATACCATGAACGCCAAGTACCATAGATTTGGGGTGCTACGTCATTTGCCTTTGTTAATAGATGAGATCACTAATATGGATGGTGAGGCATTGAGTGATTTTGTCTTCTCTATATCTCAAAACTCAGGCAAGAACCGTATGTCCTCACATACAAATACACTGCGTAAAAACGTAACTCAGTGGAACACCATAGCCGTAACATCAGGCAATAACAGTTTATACGACACTTTAAAACAGCATAGAGCATCAGTAGAAGGTGAGCTGTATCGGATTATAGAGCTCGAAATTGAAAGTGACGACTCTTTAGCAAAGGAAGAATCTGACTATTGGTATGACCAATTACTGCCTGAAAACTATGGTATGGCTGGAGAAGTTTTTATGACTTATGTTGTAGATAACCTACCTGAAGTTTTAGAGTTGTTAAAAGAGACCCAAAAAGAATTTGATAAGTGCGCTGGATTTACTGGTAAACAAAGATTCTATTCTGCATGTTGTGCGGCGGCTTTCACAGGTGCTATTATCGCTAAAAGATTAGGTTTGCACGACATAGATGTAGACAGCATTAAACAATGGGCTGTTACTACGTTAGGTTCTGTACAAGCTACAGTAAAAGAGTGTAGCTCTGAGGACTCGGTATCGATACTGGGTAGGTTTTTAAACGAGCATAATAGAAATGTTCTTGTGGTTAATAGCACCTCTATAGAGGTGGGTAGCGTGTTATTAAATGAGCGCCCTGTCAGAGAGGCAATGGGAGAGCTAGTGGTACGTATAGAGCCTGACACTAACCATATGTATATAGCGAAGAGCGCCCTAGAGCGATGGTGTGCAGAGCGAAGAGTGCCTGTAAAGAGCTTCTATAATGAGATAGAAAGAAAGGGTATTGTATTGAGCACTAAGACTAGAAAACGCTTGGCAGAGAACACAGCTGCGGCTGGTGTACCCGTTCCTGTATTGTGGTTGGATACTACAAAATTAAGCTTGCCCGAATTAAATGTTTGACAGATCTGCACTACATGCTAATATGTAGTGCGCTCATTAAATTTCTCTGTGATGTCGTTTATGTGTTAATTATATCCTTGCCCCGTTACTACGGGGCTTTTTTATTGGCTTCTTTAGATATATCAGCGCCAATAGACAATATGTTTCGTTTTACATCTAGCAACTCATCATACTGTTTTTTCTTTTGTGCTGTCGTTAATGAAGGATCGTTTATAGTATATGCCATGGCTTGAGTAAGTTTAGTCATAGCCGCTATTATTTTAGTCTCAGCTTTAGCCCCATATAAAAATGGCATATTTTCTGAAGTAGAGTATAGCGCCGCTCTTGGATCTCCTACTTTAAGCATATGTGTCATAGTGTTAGCAAACTGTTTAAACTTTTCTGCTTGGTCGTACACTTCATTTTGATCAGCTAAAGAATTAGGATTAGTAACAAAAGCCTTAGCATAAGGGACTGTTTCAGTCCAATCTTTATCAACTTGTTCTCCAAAACCTTTAGATAACCCATTAGCAAGCATGTCGGCTACGGAGAACACTTCAGTACCATATCCTGATAAAAGCTGTTTACTTACAGCCGGAGACATTCCAGTAATGTCACTAAAAGCATCAGAAAGATAAGATTTACCCCTACCTCGTTCTGTACGAACCAAGTCCTTAGACCCTCTACTCTCTATGTCAAACCATTCCGCAGGGTTTTTATCAAACATAGCCTTACCTGTAGCTGCTTCCAGAATAGGTTTTATAAATGCAGGGATAGGCAATGGAGGAGTTAACCCATTAAGAATACTATTAAACAATAATTCTTTAGTCCGTTCGCCTGTATCTAGGCCCATCATTTGTCGTACCATAGCTTCGGGTATTAATTTGAATACAACCCCTATTTCAAATGGAGAGGCTACCTTACCCATACGACCATCACCTAAGCCTGGAATTAACCAGTTGCTCATCCAATCACTAGCTTTGGCTTCTCTATATTCTTCTGAATTACTACTTAAAGTGTAGGCGTAAGCCATAGAAGCTAAAGTCATATACATCGCTCTAGTTCTAAATAGTTTACGTGCCCTAGCTGCATCAGCTTTTGACATGTTCATTCCGGTAGCATTTCGTAATATTACGTCCATGCCATTTAAAAATGAATTAAAGAAAGGCACCGATTGGTTTATCATACGAACAGAAGCATCACTACCTTGGTTAGCAAAACTCATAAAGTCCCTAGCCCTAGATACAGCAAAGTCATTTTGTTGTTCTTTAGTTAACCCTTTCTGTTTCTTAGCTTCCTCAAGAGCTGCCTTATAAACTTCCACCCTAGTAGCGGCATCAGCTGCTTCATGTATGTGTTGTAACCAAGACCATCCTTTTTTTACAGCACCTCTTTGCTTTTTACCCTTAATAAACTCAATCTTCTGATCAGCTAAATTACTTTGAGATTGTAAGACACCTTTGTTTACTAGTTCTTTGTACTCTGCATTATGGTTAGTAAGAATACTTAAGAAAGATCTAGCAGCGCCTATAGGCGTAACCAACCCAGTTTGAGCAGTAAAATTAGCCATAACTGGATCTCGCACTAATTGACGATACCAAAACATAGGGTTAACTAAAGCGCCTTTACGAACTACCATAGAAGGAGCTGTTATAAAGGAGGGTAAGTCTAATCTAGCTATGTCTTTAAAGGCATCAAATAACACAGGATCATCGATAGCATATAAAACAGATTTGCCTTTACGTATAACATTAACTACTTGCTGGAACTGACTGCCTTTATTAGACGCTAATTCTCTAGCGGAACCATGGGCAGCTAACCACTTCAACGATGCAGTTTTATAGTTGTTTTCCATAGCAGCATCGACAGCAAAAGCATAATGCTTTTGTAGGTTTTCAAACATGTTTATTTTATGCTCACTAACGCCTTTAGCTTTAACTTTACCTATACCTTTTACTGCAGAAGAAATACTTATATTAGACTCACCAATAGATTCTAGCTCTTCAGTGGACATATAGAGCGGAGCATACTGATACTTAGGATCACGCCATTCACGGGCTACAGTTGCGTCTATATTTCCTGTGCTTTCTAATAAGTCTACTAAAGACCGCATGACCTTATGCACATCATCTACAATAGCCTTAATTTCAGGCACAGAGTTCATAACCTTATGAGCGTCAGATATCATTTTAGGAGTAATATGTTGAGCTACGCCTCCTTCCGCTTTTATCTTGTCTACCCTATGTTGATCACTTTCCGCTAGTTTACGTATTTCCTTAGCCGCAGCTATAGAGGTTTTTCTTTCTATTGAACCTTTAGCGAATGTTTTTGCAAAGTTCATTAGTTTAGTTGCGTCTGCTCTACGTTGTATTGCTCTGCGTTCTATGTCTTGATATCTTAATTGATGCCCTTCATTAGCAAGCACTGTAAGAATACGTTCAACGTCTTCTGCTTTATATCCTTTAGGTAGGTCGTGAGAACGCTCTAGTATTTTAACTAAATTAAGTTTGTCTGATCGGTTTATAGTCAGCAATCCAGTACTAGAACGAGTAACATACCCATGCTCTATAGCACTACTAATAAAATTTCTACGTTCTTTGGCTTGGTTACGCAGTATACGTTCGTGGAACTCTCCGTTAGGTGCGATAGTCTTATCTTCCCTCGTTGCGTAGTCCAGCATACTGTCATGGGCTATAAATCTAGCACGTATTTTATTTAGCGTACGTCCTAAAGTAGTTTGACTATTAGCCGCCATTTGTGCTTTTTCTATATCTTTCGTACGTTGTTTCTTTAGTTCTTCTGCTTTAGGACTACGATCTACCAAAATGTCAGCCGAACGCAATCTACTTAATTCCGGCTTATCAGGGGTTATTTCTGAGTACCGTATATCAGGATTTTCAGCGGAGAATGCTCCAGTGTTGTCGGTAGCAGACTTAACTTGGGTAGGGTGAAATAAAACAATATGCTCTCCATCTTTGTATGAGTCGTACCCTCCAGCTTCCATGACATCAGTTTTTAAACCCCCATCAATGTCCTTAAACTTACCGGATTTTTTAAACTGAGGAACAATAACATTGTCCACCCACTCGTCACCATAATTTGGATAGTCATCTTTTAAAACTTGAGCGTACTTAGCAGCCATTTTATCATTAACGGTGCTCTTACCTTCTATGTAAGGGTTCTCACTTTTAGCATATAGCTCCATAACATTTTTTCCATATGTCTTAGCTTCTGCTTTGTTAGGAGTTGTGTATATACCCCTAGGGTTACCTGTACGATTCTTTTTCTCAGCGTTTAAATCAAAGGCAGTAAATTCTTTGTCCGAGCCATGATAAACAATTAGCGGTTCTCCTTTGTCATCTTTTAATTTACTGTTGCCAAACCATTTTTTAAACGCCTCTGTCCTGACTTGGGCATGTTGCATAGCATTTAGGTTTGATGGTTTACCATTAGGAGCTACTTCTGAGTAGAGGATTTCTTCTTTAGGTAGAGGGTTTTGTTCTTGAAAAGAGTCTGCAAACTTAGTAAGGCTTGGTGGAGTTGGTAATGAAGCAGCTTTTTTCAGGGCTTCTATTTCTTTATTCACTAAAGCTAATCTACTTTCTGACCATCTAAGATAGTCAGGCATGTCTTTCTCATAATCCAATGACTTTTCTAGATGAGTTATTCTATCTTTAAGGGTGTCTCTATTGGCCTCAATGGATGTCCTTGGGGTTCCAAGCTTAGCTAACTCTCTACTTTTCCTAAAGGCTTCACCCAATTCAGTACGTACAGCGGAAGTTCCATAAGAAGGGATAAGCCCTCCTGTTTCTTCAGCTAAATCGTACATAGCTGTGGCTATGCCTTGTCTATGCCAGTCCCAGTCTACTTCAACATCGGGGTTTGGAATTACGTCATACACCCCCGGAGTACGACCTTCTTGTTTTATATTAGCGTAATCTAAAGAGCCTATAGGGTTGTTATTTTCATCAAAGGCTTTAATAACACCTGATTGGTTATACTTATCTTGTAAATTAACAAGTTTTATTATATCTCCTTTTTTTGTTTTATGCTCTGTATAATTACCCTCAGCTAGTGCTCGCTCGTAGTGTTCTTTTTTAAAGTCACTTGGGTTTTCTATATCGGTAGTAACAACCTTTGGAGAAACTACAGGCTTTACTTTTTCTTTTTCAACTTGCCCAGTTTCTGGTCTGCCTTCACGAACTCCTTCGCCACTGATTGTGGCACCTTTACCTTTTTGGAGAACTTCGGGTTGTGCGCCGCGGCTAACATTAGGTGTTGTTGCTTCAGGGACTTCGTTGGCATTTATTTGCTCCTGTTCATTGTATAAAGGTTTAGGGCCTTTTGTATCTTTCCCCCTACGTACAGGTTCGCTAGGCAATAGGTTTTCTGTATGAGTAAGCAATTCTACAAAGGCATTATCACGTTTAAGTCCAAGCATATTAGCTATAGATTGTGTGAACTTGCCCCACATAGTAGTGTTTTCGTACTTTATTTTCTTTAACTTATATTGGAACTCTGGATTAGTTAAGCCTTCAGATACAAACTCATGAACGTCTTTAAGACCATATTCCTTAGCTAAAGTAGGGTGGTTTTTAACCGTAGCATGTAACTTAGTAAGACCAGCAACTGCGGGCTTTTGCTTTGGTGTAGGGTTTTCTATAGAGTGGTATACGTTAGCATGAAGTAATTCGTGCCCTACTATGGCTTCGTTACCCGCATACTTTGGGTTCATAGTTATTAAATGGGCAGCTGGTTCATAAGCTCCCCCAGCGTTCTTTTTCTTACCGGGCATCACACCAGATTTAATAGTAAGATCAGTAAGATTTTTTGATGCCTCTGCTAAGTGCCTAATAATAGGGTTTTTACTTTGACTAAGAGCATCGATAGTCTGCCCCATGTCACTACTATGCACAGCATTTCGTAGGGGTTCATTTTCCACACCTTTTAACTTAGCATTTATCCGTCCTTCTCTATCTACTTGGGGCTTCCAGCCATACCCTAGGGCTTCACCAAAGTCTAATTTCTTTTTACTAGTTTCGTACGGGGATATAGCATCTAACTGTTTATAAAGACCCTCTACAGCTATGGGATCGATCTTCATATTTGTTTTAGCTGCGGAGTCCAGTATATTTTTTATAGCAGAGTGATGATCCGTATCATTTATATCTAACTGCTTAAGCTGTTTATACTTAGCACTAGAGGGTGTTAAACCAAGAGCATCTGCCCAGTGAGGGGCTTCAGTAACTTCAGGAGCTTTACCTGCAATTCTAGCTAAGGTATTTTTTATATTGGCGTCTAATTCTATACGGGTGTTAGCATGACCATTAGATGTAGGAGCAAGTCCTTCGTTTATAGCCGCTATATGGCTTCCTGTAGCAGAAGTTTGGGGTATAGTTTTGTCAAGTCTAATATCACCATATGTAGCGTCTAAGCGTTCTGCCACTTTTTTAAGTTCAGGGCTTCCATAGTAGGACGTTACATTTTTACCTGACTTTTTATTAAACCAACCGTCCTCTCCTATACCAAACATAGGGTACCATTTACCACTAGGAACGTCTTTTTTACCTCCAGCACCAGTGCTTAAATAGAAAGGGACTTTTACCCCATTAACATCAGCAGTTACGGTTTTCCTACCTGCAATATCTACTATCTTAGCTACACCCTCAGATCGTTTGGCAGACCCTGGTCCTTGTGGATTGTTTATGTCATCGGGAGTCCACTTACTCGTATGGTAGGGTATGTCGGTAAGTTTAACTTCTTCTGGCTTTCTTAAAGTTGGCTCTGCTATAACCTCTTCTGTAGTGGCACCTTGATCTTCTTGTACACCTTGAGTTTCTTGATCTGTTGTAACAGTAGTTTGGGCGTCTTTTGCAGCTTGTGCGGCTCTAGCTTCTTCTGCTAGTTTGGCTTCGTTTAATTTAGTTTGTATATCTTGGGTATAGCCTTGTTCATTAACTTCTGGTTGACTAACTTCTGGTGCTATTGGAGGCGGTGCTTCTGCTTCTGCTTGGGCTTGTTCTAAGGCACCTTGTTTACCTGCATGACGAGATAGCCCCATAGGCCCTGCTAATAAACCACCACCAACAAGATCCGTTTTAAGGTTCTCCCAATACTCATCCATAGCTTCAGGGGAAGACACATCCTGTCCAGTAGCGGCACGTTCAATAACAGCAGAACCCACATCACCAAATACCATACCAGTAGTGTTCAATCCAAATTCTTTTGCAATGTCAGCAACTTTAGATCCAACCGCAGCTTTACCTGCTTCTACACCTTTAGTCTCTACAACATCAGCAATATACTTTTGAACATTAGGCGTTAGCAGTTCTTCCATGAACCTACTTTGTATCTTACCTTTAAGAGGACCTAAGACCCCTAGGGTTACATAATTAACAGCTGTTTCTGCCGCTGCTGCAGGTAGATGAGGCATTACTTCAAAGTCTTTACCTTGCTCATCGGTTCTTTGAGCCATACTACCTAGTGCTTGAGAGCCCATAGTTCCAGCTAGTAAAGACGGAGCAACCGCTTCGGGTGCAATAGCAAGACCAGCGGCATAAGGACCAATTCCACCAACTACCTCTCCAGCATAATGAGGAATCTGTCTATACAAAGGGTCTGTTTCTGTAGGAGCTTCAGACATCTCACCTGCTTTTTTCTCCCACTCTTTACTTTTTTCAATACCAGATGTGCCAAGTTGTTCCAATGAAGGAAAGCCCATAGCCTGTCCGGCGCCTTGTGCCATCTCCGACCCCCCTCTAAGAAGAGTACTTCCAGCACTTATAGCCGCGCTTTTAGCACTCGGCATAAAACCCATTTTTTCAGCGTGAGCTTGTGTGGTAAAATCTGTATCAGGGTCCGCTTTACTTGCTTCTGCAACGGCTTCTTCATCTGACATAGTGTCAGGCACATGCAATATACCCCCATTTAATAAAGGCACATTTCGTATTCCTACCGCATCAATACCTTGAGCTCTAGCTTCAGCAATAGCTTGCTCTTTAGACATACTTACAGGAACGTGTAGAGTACCCCCATTTGATAACGGAATGTCATAGGTATTTTCTTGAGGAGCTTGCGCTTGTGAAAGGCGTCCACCTAATATATTAGATAGGTAGCCCTGAGTTTCCTCAGGTATGGCAGACATCCAGTTGTCCCCTGCTTTTCGTATAGCTTTATTGAGGTTTCCTTCCCCATAGTTATAAGCAGCGACAGCTTTAGTTATATCGCCATTATAGTATTTAACCAACCCTGCCATTTTTTTACCAGCGGCATTAATAGAAGCATTAGGGTCTCTAGGGTTAATACCATACTCTTTAGCAGTTCTAGGTATAAATTGTAAAATACCAGTAGCACCACTCTCTTGATTTACAGCATTGGGATTGAACCTACTTTCTTGATACGCCATAGTAGATAAGAGCCCATTAGGCAAACCATACTGACTTTCAGCTCTTTGAAATGCTTCATCATAACTAGAAAGAGGAGCTCTAGTAGGCGCAGTGGTTTCTTCTTGAGGTAGCGTTGGTAGCTCACGGGATATAGGCGCAGGGGCAAACTCCCCCATATTTAAAAAGGCATCTAACCCACGAGTGCCCGTAGATGTAGCAGAGTTAGAGGCGTTAGTAAAATTATCTATTGCGGTTTCGTTAGCCATGCTACATCCATCTAGTAAATTGTTGTTAAGTAATTATACCCTATTGCGCAGGAGGAGCCGAATATCTTATATTACCTAAAGGCTGTCCTAAAGGCTGTCCTAAAGGTTGTCCTGAAGCCTGGCCTCCTCTCGCAGTATTTAAATTCCCTAAAGGGTCACTAGCTAGGTTTCGTATGTATTTGTGAGCTAACTCTATCTTAGCATCTGGAGGTAGATTCATTGTTGTAGGGTTGGTTTGTATTTGTTCTAAAATATTGGTAGCTATAGTCTGCATCTTAGGATCATTTTCATACGAAGCTTTCAGTTTAGTTAATACATAGTCCTTATCAGCGTTCATTTGAGCTATTTCCATTGAGGACTTATTATGCATTTGCTCTTTTAGAAGGTCTATATCTTTCCCATATTTAAGTTCAGCCCACCTACCAGCTGCCGCTGCTGCCGCTGTTTTTTCAGCGTTCTTTTGAGCTAAGTACAAATCAGCAGCTTCTCGATCACCAGTCATAAGAGCTTTTTTATGCGCCATTTGTAGAGCCATTAGCTCTTTATTTGCTGATTGTTCGTCTTTAGCACCTTGTTGATACCCCGATACACCTGATAATAACCCGGCACCCAATGCTTGACCCGCATATGGAGTCTGAGCAGATAGCATACCACCTATACCTTGGGTTAATGCAGTACCCCATTTATCTTTATTAGCCCCTCTAGCTAACTCTTTAGCCATAGCTACTTCTTCAGACATGTCAGCTTCAGGACCTCTAAAAGCTTTAATAGCCTCTTTCTCTTCATAGGCAGTTGGTGAGGCCTCGTTACGTGCTGCTGAACTAGTTGGGCTTGCTTCATGCACTACGTCATCTTTACCTATAGGAGCTTCACTATATTTTGGGGTAGTATCCTTGTTTAACATATTAGCTACTATCGCATCTGCATCATAGGAGTTAGGGTCTACATTAGATCCTTTAGGAGTTAAATACTCACTTAGTTTAGATATATCAGAAGGTACATAAATTCCTCCGGGCAATGATGCAATACCTTGAGCAGAAGAAGCTTCAGGGTGTTCTCTTTTATCTTTAGCTTCAGTTAGTAATTTTTTACGAGTATCCTTTGCTCTCTCTTTAGCATACTTATTATCACCATACTGAATACTGTCAGTAGATACGTTACCACCCAAGCTTTCAATACTATTAGCCAAATCCCCTGCGGCGCCTTCTTCAGCGTATTTAGTTTCTAGATTAGGATCGTTAGGGTCTATATTAAGGTTTTTTAGTCCAGCAAGGGGATCTGCTGTATAACTTCCAGCCGTACCATCAAAATGTCTGATCTCACCCCCACGAGCCAGTGCAACTAACCCACCTGTAGCCGCTTGTTGTGGAGCTTGGGGCTGTGGAGCTTGTTGTGGAGCGGGAGTATTTTCTGGGGCTACGCCTATTCCTGCACCTCGCATTGGGTCTACTTGTTGCATAGCCATTTGGTTCCCACCTACAGATGGTAGTCCTTGTGGTGAAGTCTGCGCAAACTCACCTAACTTTTGCTCCATTACAGTTTTTTGTGGAGCCTGTGGATGTGGAGCCCTAGCTTGTTGTTGGTATTGAACCCCCATACCTATAGCTAATAACAGAGGAGAGTCTTTTGGTAGTCCGTGTTTAGCCGCCTCTATCTGCTGTGGGGTAGCTGTTTTTGCCCAATCAAAAAGCTGGTTATTTTGCTGGATATAAGATTGATTAGTTACTGGAGCACTCATTATTTCACACCTCTTTTGCTTACTTTACCGTTTTTAATGAGTCCACCACGAGCCCAAGTAGCTGGGTTATTTGTGGTTTGGCCTGTTGATGTCCCTCCACTCACAGGTTGAGCATTAACAGCCGCAACAGATCCTGCATTAATCTGGTTAGTAGCACCAAGAGCATTCTGAGCGGTTTGTTGGTTAGCATTGACACCTGCTTGAGACAGCGCTTGTTGAGCTTGAACTACTTGCCCTTGCGCCCCTAAGTTTGCTATACCCGCTTGATTCTCTGCTGTGCCCGTACTTGATAACCCAGAAGCATTTTGTCCTACACCTTGAAGAGCAGCAATACCTTGTTGGTTAGCAGTTAATCCCGCTTGTTGGTTTGCTTGTTGAGCGGTTAATTGGTTTTGTACATAGGCATTGTTAGCTGCGTTTTGCGCTGCGGTGTTAGTTAGATTGACGTTTTGCTGGTTAGTAGCATTATATTGAGCTGACGCATTTTGGGCTACTTGGTTTTGTTGCTCAGCAGTTAGCTGCCCACCGTAGTTAGTTCTAGCTGCCTCAAGAGCTTGTTGAACGTAAGCTTGCTCTGCTTGGTTCTGAGCCGCCATATTAGTAGCTTGCGTTTGCTGTTGTATATTTTGGTTAGCTAACGCCGCTTGCAAGTCATTACCCGCTTGAGTATTCTGAATACCCAATTTAGCTTGTAAGTTTTGCAGTGCAGTGTTGTAGTCCATACCTTGGTTAGCCATCATAGCTTGTATTTCAGCCGCTTGATTAGCCAGAGTAGTCTGTTGAGAAGCAGTTAAGTTAGCTTGACCAGCTTGTAGTTGTTGCCCTTGCTCATTAGTAAACTGCCCCATACCAGAAGTATAAGCCTCTTGTAAACCTTTAGCCTCAATATCGCCTAATCTAGTAGCTTGATTACGAGCCGCTTCCGCTTGCTGTATAGCCTGACGAGACCCACCAAAAGCACCTGCTTGTACTGACTGAGCATTTAATTTATTAAGTTCTTGTAGGTAGTCTCTATTAGCTTCTCTCTTTTGTATATCCACTACGTTCTGCATGTAGGGCGACATGTAAGCTTCTGAGGTGCCTTTATCTATCCAAGACTTAGGGCCAGCCATTTGAGATGCTTCTGCTGTAGGTGCAGTAACTGCTCCCGGTCCTTGCATTTGGTATTGTTGCAGTTTATCCGAAGCGACATCACCCGCACCTTGCATAGTAGCAACATTAGCCTTTTGAGCAGCTATGTCTTTAGGGGCGTTCATACTAGCGGCGTTATACCCTGAAGCTTCGGCGTTAGCTACGTCTGCTTTATTGGCAGAGATATCAGTAGGCTTGTACCCCGCTGCAGCTTCTAACCCCGCTGAAGATCTTCCGTACATATCTGTTGCGGTTTTAAACTGCTCCGGTGTTTTTAAATCTCTAGCTGCTTGTTGAAGTTTTTGAAAATCTTCGTTTGTAGACTTGTACCCTATTATAGTCCCACCTACAATACCATCTTTCCAAACAGGTTCAGTATCAGCAGTTACATTTGTTATAGATGTCCCGATAGTGTTTTTTAAGTTAGCATCTGCTGTGGCTTGCTCTGCTGTTTTAGGGGGTGTGGTATCTACATTAGGGTATTGTTTTTTTTGAGCCGCTGTTATAGTAGCCCCTGCCGCTGCCGCCCCAGTTAAATATTTAGTGTAGTCCGCAGATGACTCTGTTGGGCCTTTAGGTCTAGGGGTCTCTATTCCTGTTTTTAAGTCTATATTACCCTCATACTTATTACCTGAAGAGTCAGTGTAGTTTTGCATAAAAGTCGTATTCGCTGGGTTAGGAGCGCCCCCCAAATCTATTATTTTTTGTATACGTGCTGCTTTTTGAGGGGCAGTTTCATTCTTTGGGCCTGTTTGTAGTGCTTTAACCGTTGCGGCGGTAACTGCTGTTTTTTTTACCTCGGCTTGTTTAGCAGCTGCAGCATCTGCTTTACCTTTAGCTGCTTTATCTTTAGCTGCCTTATCTGCCGCTGCTTTTGCTTTAGCTGCTTTATCTGCCGCTGCTTTCGCAGCAGTTCCACCCGCTGCATAGCCTTGTAAGGACATTATCCCACCACGAGCTGCTTGTTGTTGATCTGCGGAGGGGGTAACTATAGGAACAGTAGGAACAGTAGGAACAGTAGGTTTAGTCCCTACAGGGTTTTCTGCAGATGGCGTAGGAGCTGTTGCATAAGGGGGAACAAACTGAGACTGTGTGGGTACTGGATTATACCCTTTCCTAAGCATGTCATTCCAAGCGGCAGTCTGTTCTGCACCTGATCGTAGCATACTAGTAACTGGTCCGGGCTTATCCGCAGTTCCTAACATAAGAGCTTGGTATACTGGGTTTTGCCAAGGAGACTGATTAATAGTCTGAGTAGATGTAGTATTTGAAGGAGTAGCTGGTGCACCACCATAGAATCTAGGGCAGATGTATGTAAAGAATAATTTGTGAAGACTACTTGGTTTGAATATCATAGCTCTAATCTCTAAAGTTTTTTACCAATAATGGTGTATTTGGGTTTCATGCCGTATCGAGACCATAGCTTAACTATAGATTCACGACCTGCACCTTCTAAATAAGTAGCACCGTTTGACCGGAGTATGTCTTCAAATTGAGCCCATGTAGCTCTGTTAGACACTAGTTTACCACCAATAGCCACCACAAATCCAACTCTGTCAGTGGGTCTATTAAAATAAAACACAACTAAAGCTCCATATATAGTATTTTCTTCATCAGTAGCAACAATAAGCTGCCATGACCCTAGTGATACCATCACTCTTACTTCTTCAATATTGTAGTCCCCACAAGCATACTCAAGGGCTGCTTCTAAGAAATGCTCAACGTACTCCCATGTTTGGTTTACGTATTCTAAGGGTACTTGCTGTACTTTAAGCACCATGTTTTTTAGCCGCTCCTAAGCCTTGAATGTTAACTGCTTCTTTACGCACTTCCATCATAAGATGTCTTAAGAACTCTGCACCTGCTTTAGAGGAGCCATTACCCAAAGCACTTACTACATCAGCAGGGATAATATAAGCGCCATCTTTAAGGGGAATTTGACCTCCATGTGCAAGAGCTGTAAGACCCCCAGTAGCTTTACCAATACCACTTAATGAAGATAGTGGCCCTGAAGGAGCCCCAAAACCTAAACCTTTTAAATTTGCCATACCTGCCTGATTTTGATTTGCAAACACTCCTGCTCTTGCCGCATCTTGTTGGGCGGCTTTTTTAGCCTCTTCATCTGCGTTTAACATGCTGTGTCCAGCATAATCGGTCGCAGCTCCAGCAACTACTCCGTTACCTATAGCCCCTAAATTATAAGAGTTATCAGGTCCTTTAGCTAATACTGAAGGCCCAGTAGGGTCATTTGTACCTATAGGGGTACCGGGGTCAATTTTACCAAGTTCAGGTAAAGGATTTGTAGTTGTGCCTGTACCTGCAGTATCTGCGAGTGTAGCAGGAGTAGTGGGCCCCGCAGGTTTCCCAAGCCCTAAATCAGTTGTAGGTACTTCTTTTGGCCCTCCAATTCCTCCAGCCATCTCTCCCGCACCAGCGGTTACTGCGCCAGTAGCCCCCCCAATAAGGGCGCCTTTACCTATATCTTCTCCTTTTACAGCACTGGATCCTGCGCCTATAGCTGCACCTGTAGTAGCACCAACTGCAACATTAGTAGCTGTATTTCCAATAGCTCCCGCCATCCCTGCCGCTTTTGCTCCAGCAGCTAACCCTGATCCCACACCAGCTGTGGCTAACCCAGTTCCAGCTCCCATAAGAGCCCCTTTACCTATATCTTGTCCAGTAGCCGCTGCTTGAATAGCCCCCAATCCAGCACCTGCAGTAGCCGCAGTTCCTGCTCCAATTAATGCTGATGAAGTAGCTCCTAACGCTGCTGCTGACGCCCCTGCTGCACCTGCTGTGCCCGCTACTGCCCCTGTACCAACACCAACCAATCCTGCGGCTGTGGCTCCAAAGGTAGCTAATGCTCCTACAAAACTCATTGTTCTGCTCCTAGTCTTACTCGGTTAGCTTGTCTGTAGTCCACAGTAAGTTCTTCGTTTTTATATATCTTTTTTATAGCGTACATGTCTATATTATCTCCAGCCAGCACGTACTGTGTATTAGGGAATGAACTATGATTCGCATATCTCCCAACAGAGGTTCTAAATTGTCCAATACGTCCGGGGGCTATACGAGCACCACTAGGGATGTCTTCAAAAGCAAATACACCTTGACCTTGAATAGCAGAGGGGGCTATATAAGTCAGTTTCTCATTCTCTGGCATAGGTACTTGGTCTTCTAGATTTTCTGAAAGTGCTCTAGCTTGCATATCTGTAAACCCCGCCTCTGTAATAGCTTGTATATAGTCGTACTGTTGGTACTCTGCCATTGTATTAAACGTCAACACTTCAGCAACTTTAGTATCATCTTGTTCAGTACATGCGTGTATAGTAGCAAATTCCACTTCTTCGTGCACATAAACTACACGGTGCGTTCCAGCTGGTGTTACAAACATATCAGGAGCAGTTACTTCTTGAGATTCACCCTCAGAGTTAAGCATTGTTATACGCCCTCTAAAGGCCACAGATATATGGTCTGTTTTGTGCACTCTTGTAGTAAAAAAACTCCCTGCAGGGACAATAATCCTACGCCCGTATAATTCTTTTGTGTGGTAATGTTTTAGTGTAGTTTCTACACCTTGCAGTTCGCCACTGTCCACTTTAGCCTGTATGCATACCGCCAACTCATCAATAGAGTTTACGATTCCTTGTGTTTGAACGGAGTTCATGCTTTACCTTTTGCCGCTCTAGCTAACATTTTCTCAGCCGCTAAGCGTCCTGCATCTTGCTTGATTTGAGTTTTCTTACCGTGTGCAGCTTGTCTTACTATAGGTAGCAGGTTGTCTAATAACTTAGCCCCTTCTTCAGGATCACCAAAACCCAACATACGTACTAAATCAGGCGGTACAACAAACTCACCATCAGCCAATCTGATCTCTTCTTCACCATCTATATTAGCAGGGATGTCATCAGACATGCCATCACCCGGACCGTCTAACATACCGCCATCTTCAAACCCTTCTATTATTTCATGGCGTTGTGGTGTAGCTGCAGGGTATGGTTGGGCACTGTGTATTTGAGACTGCGGGTAAAAAGCATTTGGGTTTACAGGTTGAGTGTTGATATACCCCCCATTCGCCATTCCTGTCCCTTCTTTAGCTACATTTTGAGCTTGGTTAATCTCGTGCGGAATGTCTAATTTTGAAAATTCATCTAAATACCTAGGGGGGACAGTAAATGAGACGGGTGTTCCTCCCGCAGATAAAACTTTTGTTAGTGCTCCACCTGTAGCATACCCCTGTTTAGGGTTGATTATATCTTTATAGTAGTTAAACTGTGTTTGAGTGTCAGGGCTATTAAGACTAGATAAAGGAGCTAATGGGTATCCTAAGTCCTTAAAGTACTGCTGTTGTTGCTGTTCATTAGCTTGCGCTGCAAGTTTTTCTTGGCGTATTTGGTTAGCCATAGCTTGGTTCTGCTCTACCATATCTTGAGCACTAGAGCCTAAAAGAGCCCCCATACCAGCCATTTTACCCCAGTCCCACATAACATCTTTATTAGCAAACATAGCGGAGCCTTGCTTACCCGAGGCGTCTAAAAGTCCCTCTGTTAAAGTTTTATCCATAGCTGGGTGTTGCAGATTTGGGGCCGCTGCTGAATTTATAGACTGATCTACCCCATATTTAGACGCATTACCTAAAGTAAACTCTGTAGGGGCTTTAAAGTCAAGTGTTGGAGAAGTCGCTATGCTATTTGTTATTGGGGCACTTTCAACAGACCCTACCTCCGGCAAATTACTACCACCAAAGCCCCCCATACCTCCAGAAATAGCACCGCCTAATGCACCTGCACCAAACCCTTTACCTTGAGCTGCACTCAATGTTCCACCAGCTAAGGCACCAGTACCTGCTCCAATGGCAGTACCTCCAAGAGCTCCCATACCTCCACCACCTAGAGCAGCAGCACCTGCACCGCCTGTAAGAGCTCCAATCCCGCCTATACCTAGTAGGGCAACTATTTTCTTTAAGTCAAACGCCTCTTGTAGCCCTGTATGTGGGTTAGTTGGCAGTTTGTGGCCTATTAGTGATTGGAGCCCAGCTAGTTCGTCTTTGCTAACATGTAAGAGCGTGTTGTCTCCGTTACGTCCTAGAGCTGATAAGCCTTTTGCAGTAGTGTTATATGCCATGTGTAATCTCTATACAATTTTAAGGGTGCCAGCACTATTCCAAACATCACCAGAACTTAGTCCAGTAGCAGAGGTTGGAAGATTTACAATGTTAACAATCGTTTTATTCACTAGCGAGCTAGTTGGGTCTACTACATAGTTTATAGAAGCCACAGGCTGTACTGTACCTGACCCTGTTAAAGTAAGTGTAAGATCAGTACCTCGAATACTTCCCGGATACCCTTGCTGTACTATGAAGTAGTTTAATAGCCGTATTAGATTATCCATATACTGAACATCATATTCTAACGGGGGTAAAGGCAGTACCGGAGACGGTACTCTATTATTGTTAGCCATTAGGATTTAGTACCATCAGGAGAAATATCTAAACGTGGAGTACCTAACTGCCATTTAACCCCAGTCCCATCACTACCTATTCTAAAAGCAACTTGCCTTCCTCGCAACCTAACAAACACTTGGTTGGTGTAATCATAAACTTGGGTAGTAACTTTAGAACCGGAGATATTAGTAGGTGTATCGTTAAGAAAGAGGCCCTGACCCGGAAAGTTGCGTGTTGATACCGTCATAGTTACAGAAGGTGTAGTCGTAGTAGACCCAATAAAGTCAACGTCAGGTATGACCCGTTTAACAGCAGAGAACTTATCTCCCTCACCAATGTCAAAGTCAGCGCTCTCTATATATGCAGGGATCGCCGCAGGAGGGTTAACAGAACCATCATCAGTACCTGACTCATGTTGCACCAACATGCCGTTATACGTAGCCCAAGGCGTACCCTGTATATGAGAGTCAAGCCACGAAGTTCTATCTATGTCGCCGTAATACCAAAGTTTTTCTAAGTAGTTATAAATAACATACCTATTGTTATAATCAGATTCAGAGGACGGATAGAACCACCATACTTCATTGTACTTTTCGTTAGTGCCAGCATACACTTGGTTCGATTGAACAAAGTTAAAATCATCAAATACATACTGCCGTAGAGCACATGGTAGTGTATCTACCCTACCTGAATAAACATAGAATTTAGAGTTACCCATCCAGTATGTAATGTTATTAGCTGTTGCTACACAGTTAGGAGAGGCTATGGATACCTCAGTAGAAATTGTGTTGAAACCAAACGTATATGGAGGCCCTAAATATCGCATGGAATAGACAGATGTATCTGACCATATTAAGGTTTCTTGGCGTGTTGTTTCTGCTGTTATTAAGGCACTACCATATACTAAGCGTTGACTGCCTGCTGTGTTCGTTACCGCTGGGGTCCATGTTAAAGGGTCTTCTTGACTGCACCATCTAATAAGCAGGGGGTCTTGCGCTGTAGGGTCTACAGCATAAGGGTCGTTAGCACCAAGTACTACTATATGGCGTTCTTCAGTAACAAACACTCTTGCAGCTACATTAGGTGCTTGTCCATCAGTTCCGGGGAGGGCTGTTATATCTACGCCAACAGCAGTTACTTGCCCGCTAGGAGTTAAACTAGTTGAAGCATCCCAGTAGTAAACCCCTTCATTACGAACATTATATACAAGATTCTGACCGAAAATAGCCGAACTCCATATACGCATCTCCTGCGTATTGACAGAAACTGGATAGGGTGTTCCCCACCCATGCCCTGTACCCCAAGGCCCTATACCCCATCCATTACCAAATGTGTCTATAGCTTGCCCTGTATGAATTTGGTATTTAGCTACAACAGGAGCACTTCCACCACCATTAGTAGCTGATGTAGATTGTATGCCTGTATATACAGTTATATAGTTTGTGGTTTGAGATGTTACTATATACTCTGCATTGAGCACTGCAGCGCTGTAAGGCCCAAAAGTTGTAGCCCCTGAAAAAGTAACGTAATCTCCTACGTTAGCGCCATTAGCAGCACTAGCCACAACTAAGTAAGCACTTGATACAACGGAACTTATGCTGTGTGTTGCTGCTGTTGTACCGTTATACCCTCGTATACAACCTGATAATGTAGTGCCAGCTGCAGAGGTAACGTAAATATCTTCAGACCCTATACGAACTACATAGGGATATACATAAGCAAAAGAAGTACCGCTTGTAACAGATATAGTTGTATCCGTATCTGAAATACCCGCTGAAAGGGTAGAATATATAGGGTAAAAAGGGTTTGCTGCAAGGTTACTTGATAAACGGATAGGGGTAATATCAAAGTACATCCCCCCTATATAAAGGTAGTATTTTAAATTAGTGCCAACACCCACTATATAGTTACTGTTAAGTGACTCCCACTCTACAAGATTACGGCACTCACCTATATAAATATCCGCGCTAGGTAGCGCCCACCCATTTATTTTTTCAGGAGACCCGCTTCTAAACCGCGCCCATTGACATGCATAGAACCCCCCTGTATTTGCTAAGTTGGTAGATTCTCTAGAGACTCCGGGTCTAAACTGAAGGTATTGTAAAGCCATCCACCAATCCTCTAAATAGTGTCTATGCGGTGTTACTTAAAAAAAGGGCTTTCTCAGCTTCTCTTCTACGTGTGAGTCCTTTATCGGGTTTACCTTTCACTTTGTTCCAACGAAGAAACTGCGGGGCTACTAAATCCGGTGCAGTCCCTGCATTTATCATTTTTACTAAAGTGGAAGTTGTAAAATTTGCTTGACCAATATTGTAACACAACGATACGCAAGCATCGAACTGATTTTGAGTCAGCCCTTTAGTGGTTTTATTTACCGTATCTTCATATTTAGTAAGGGTGTTAACAAATAAGTTTTCTGCTTCTGCCCTAGTAATATCAGGATCAGCTAACCTAACTCGTGTTCCTTCTAGATACATAGTCGAGCCAAAACCGATAGTAGGCACCCCAGCACTGCACAAATAGGGGGTACTTCTAAACCCCTCAAACTCTTGTATTAACTTTCTTCCGTTGTGGCTTGTCTTCACTATTTACCGTTTCTATCAGGCATAGCAAAAAGGCTCGCCGCTAAAGCAACTAATGCAGTTTGTTGGGGCTCAGCTAAATCAGGCACTCCAAAAATACTAGCTAAAGCTAACATTCCCGCCCAAGTAGTTTTTTCTTTTAACCACGCAAGTAGCCAAGCTTTCATTAGACCTCCTCTGCTTCTTCTTTAGGTAATGCTTCAACTTGAGGTACAGCTTGTACTTTTATCTTTTCCACTAACTCTGCTACTTGAGCATAAGGTGCTGGACCCAGTGCTTGTAGGATAAGGTTAATTTCTTGTACTGATAATTCTAAATTAATCATGGTTTTGTATTTGTTTCTGTAGTTAATGGAACATCTATTGTAACCGAAGGAGTTGTCCAAGGTAAAGGTGGAGTGACTATAGTCGGGTTAATTTGCGCTTCGATCTGGTCAGCAACAGACTTTTCATACGATGCTACTTGTTCTGCGCCTAATGCTGCTTTAGCCCAAGCAACTACTTTATCTAAAGTTAAGTCAGCATAAGGCACATAATTAGATTTAGCAGGATCAACTTCAAAAGATGCTGTACCGTAAACTGAGCCTGTGTAAGTGCCGTCTGTAGCTGTGAGTGTCCAGTGGCTTGTTACGACATAATCAAGCATACCGTTAACATCAGGTTTGCAATTTAAGGCTACGATGTTCCAAGTGTTTGTAATCATTTTATAATCCTGCTTTAGTTAGTCTTGCTGTTAATGCTTCGATGAGGGTTTGTTGCTCTTTAATTGCTTCTATAAGAACGCCAGTTAATGCACCATAATTTACTCCCAACATATCACCTGAATCTTCAACAACTTCAGGGTAAATCCTTTTAACTTCTTGAGCTATAACTCCTATTTCTTGTTGCTGAGTAGCCTTTCTCATAAAAGAAACGCCTCTTAGTTTCAATACATTTTTAAGTGCATTGGGTAAAGTTTCAATATTGTCTTTTAATCTTTCGTCCGAACTATTAACCCATGAACCGCCAGACGAAACACAGTTTGCACTGCCAGAACGTCCTAAATACCAAAAATCAACAGAATCTTTTCTGGTAGTAAGTCCTCCTGTGGAATCTATAGCTATGGCATATTTATTAGTAACACCACTTGCTGCAAAACCTAAACCAGACCCGGCTGTACCAGAAGCACCATAAATAGTTAATTTAGAGCTTTCAACTTGTGTAGTAGTCCCCACCAGCACATTACCGGAGGAGTCGATGCGCATGCTTTCAGCACTGCCTGAGCGTCGCCATACGTGATTAAAACTACTATCTATATAATATAACAGATTTTCAGAAGCTACTGAATCTACAGCACCTGTACATGCAGGTGCGCCAAATACTTGAAGATAGTATGAACCCCCTCCCGTAAGAATACTCCCTGATAGCCATCCAGTAGTTCCTAACGGATAACGCCAATTGGCAACACCTCCGACAGCATAGTATCCAAGGTTTTGATATATGCCAGTTGCACCAATACTTTGATATGTTCCTAGTTGAAGTTTTTGCCCAGAATTAACATTCGGTGTACACCCAATCCCCACGTTGCCGGAAGCATCTTTATATAACTGACCTGAACCTATGTTCAGTATTCCTGTAGAGCCTGTGAGTGTGCCTGTGTATTCTAAGGTAGTAAATTTACCTGCAGCTGCTGTAGTACCACCTATGGCTGGTGGTGAAGCTAAATACGTAGAAAAGCCAGTGCCAGATACCGTAGAGGACGCACTAAGAGTTGTAAACGCCCCAGTACTAGCAGTTGTTGCACCTATTGTAGTTCCGTTAATAGAGCCACTAGTAATAGCTACAGAGTTAATAGCCTCAACAAAGTTTGTACCGTCACAATATATTAATTTTTTAGCACCCACACTTAAAGACACTCCAGTACCACCGGAAGCTATAAAGCTAAGAGCCGCATTTGAGTTGTTGTAAACAATATAAACTTTATTAACCGCAGGTGCCGTAATAGTGCGTGTTACACCCGGAGTTCCTGTCGCTACAATAATCATCTGACGGGACTGATCTGAAGCGCCATTTAAAGATGTAAGAGTAACATTGCCCGCAGTTACATCAACAGATACTAAACCAGATATGGCTTGTTCAATTAAAGTGCCTAGGTTAGTATTGGTTGTAGTACCCCATGTATTGGACTGCTCGCCATTACCAATAAGCTCGATACGTAAATTAGGTGAATAGGTTGATGCCATTGGGTTTTATCCTCAAAAATTGTGTGCTATGTATACCATTTTTAATGGGGTATGTCAATCCAATCTGGATTTTGTACGGTGTTTACTTGAGACCAAGCGGGGGTTTGGTTTGTGCCTATATTTACCCAGCTTGGGCTCTGCGTTGTGTTTACTACACTCCATGTTACAGGAGTGGTGCTATTGATCTGCTGCCAATTAGGTGTTTGGTCTGGGTTAACGGGAAACCAGAATTTTGGAGCATTTAGAGTTAGGTTTAGGTTTTGCCCTATTATATTAGGTGCTACAGATAGTTGTGGATCTACACTATTTTCTAAAAGCGTTAAGCTTTGCCCTGTAACAAAAACACTATTAACTGATATTACGTCTACTAAGGACTCTGTAAGAACAAGCCCTTGGCCTGTAACAAGCATTGCCGCGTCTAATGCTAAATCTATTGGCGACTCAGTAAGGGTTAGATTTTGTCCTGTAACAGATAAGCTTTGCCCTACGTTTAAGGATATAGAGTTTTCTGTAAGCGTTAAGCTTTGGCCTGTAACAAAAATACTATTAACAGAAATTATACTTACATAGTTTTCCGTTAAATTTAGATTCTGTCCTGTGACAGATAGAGTTGCCTCCAAAGAAAGGGATACGGATCTCTCAGTAAGTGTTAAATTTTGTCCTGTAACAGATAAGCTTTGACCCGTACTTAGAGCTACCGAGTTTTCTGTAAGAGTAAGGTTTTGTCCTGTAACCGAGGGTGTTGCACCTGCAGTTGTAGTTACTGATGTTTCTGTAAGCGTTAGAGGAGAGAAAAAAGTAGTCGGGGTAGGCGTATTCCACGCCTCAACTCCCCATGCACCTCCAGACCAACCTCTTATGCCTACAGAAACATCAGCCATGTCTCTATCAGTTTAGTATTAATACAGCGGTAGTAGTAGTAGGCGCAGGGAATACCACCGTAAATGCACCGTTAGTTGATGTAAAAGTACCGCCAAAATCTAAAATACATACTGCTTTATTTGAGTTAGTTGAATTGTATATCAACGCCCCAGCTGCAGAGATAGTAGAGCTCGCCCAAGTAGAATCAGCAAAATCAATATAAGCTGTAGTACCTGACAAAGTTATGCTCTGGCTTGTTAAAGTGTTTCCTCCAGCAGTATAGTTACCTGTGCTTGGGCATTCTCCAGACGTAGTGTAGGCAGTTGTACTTGAGTTTAAAGTAGCAGATGATGTGTATAATGCTATTTTAAAAGTGTCGCCAGTAGACGCAGTGAAGTTCTGCAATCCCCCTAAAAGCTCTGATTTAAAAGTCGATGCGATTGCTTGAGTTATAGCCATTAGTCTTCCTCGGTTTCTACAGCCTCTTCAGGCTCATTATTTTCTGTTATTATGCTTACGCTATTAAGCACAGAGGCAATGGGGTTTTTATTTTCTTCACTCATATTAATTTACCTTATCTCGTACTTGTGTAGTTCTATAAGAATCTTGACGGTTTTTACCATCACCCAACTGTTTAAGCTCAGCCATAACTTGGTCAAATTTAGTTTGGTATGTTTGGATTAATTCTTGCTCGCCTTTTAAGAATATATAGGCTTCTACTAAAGACCCCCAAAGCAATGCATTAGGAAATTCAAGACTCAGCCAAGTTGTACCCGATGGAGCCTCTGTAATAGATTGCGGGTAGGCGTAGTAATGCATTTCAACTGTATAGTTAGAGTCTGGAGTAGGCCCTACTATAAGGGCAGTATTATCAAATAAACTATAATATTTAGGTATCCCTGTAGATACAGGGTAAGGATACGCTTCTCTAATATAGTTTACGTCTTTATTTAATAAATACTGGTAGGTTGCTGTTGGGGTTACGTTAACTATAGTATTAGGTACAACAGCTAAAGAGAATATAGATAAAAAGTCTGTAGGTAGCTCTATATACTGGAATCCAGAAGTAAAAGTACCTGTTACATTTTTACGAAACGCGGGTAGTTGCACCGAGTTATTTATTAGTAACTCAGTGTGTTGAATGAAGTTGTCAATGTTTGCTACAAATGTAGGCTCTGCTCCGTCACCGACATACTCCACCATAAGGTATTGTTGTATAGCAGTTGTCAACTCATCATACGTCATAGCTTAGCCCATTTTACTAGAAGCCATAGTGCCTTTAGTAGCCGCACCAGTACCACGTACTTTCACTGTCTTTTTGTTTTCGATTTGCACAGGGTATCCGTTACCTACAGGAGTGGGTACAGATTTAACGCCTTTATACTCAGCAGATCCTTCAATATGTTGCTTAGCCATTATCGACCTCTACCTGAACTTTTTTGATTCATAGCACGAGCTACATTACGACCCATCTTCTTAGCATCCATAGATGTAATGCCGCCTTTTTTAAGACCCTTCATAGATTTTTGTTTGTCATGCTTAGCGTCTTTTGGGCTTTTCTCCCAGTCAGACATAGACATCTTGTTTTTCTTTGCAAGGACTTTGTCTTCTTTAACGTCTTTAGCTGAACCTTCAAAACTAGCCATAGTATACCTCAAGTAATCGTAATAAACACATCATTCAATGTGGTAGTAATAGTCTGTGTCGCCACAGGGTTAAAAGCAAATAAACCTCTAGAAGCGTTTAAGTTTACATCCGGTCTAGGGTTTTGTAGAGCCTGTGGATCATTTGCTACCTTTTGGGCACCTATTATACCAACCCAGTTTTGTGGGTGGTCACCACCAACTTTGTCCATACACTCTGGACATACCCGCATATTTATCCGTTTACCTATAATAACATAGGTGTGCAGTTTCTTTAATGCGTATCTAAACCCGCAACGATCGCAAAACGCATGGGCTATCTTTTCTCCAGCAAATTTAGTACCCATTTAAATCTTCCACATAAGTAGGGTATCGTCTGATATATTCAGTTTTCCAATCATCGCCATATGCACGTTTCATATTGCTAATACGTCCTGCTTTTTTCCTGTTTTCTACTTGTTCAGGAGTACATTTATAGCCTTTATTATAGGCTTTGCCCTTACGTGCGGCTATAGCTCTTTCCCTATACTCAGGATTAGCCCAGAGAGTTTTGGTTCGTTCTGATCTACTTTTTAATTCTATGTCTGAATATGTAACCACCCCATTTTTATTATTATAATGGTTTATGGTGTCTCCCAGTATAGAAATGCACTGCTCTTCATACATTAATAGGTCTTTCTCTGCACATAATACTAATACGGTTACGTCAAATCCAACAGGCCCTAACACATTATATGTAGACTTAAACCTTTCATATAGGCTTAAGTGCTTGCCCCTAGTCGTCTTTAGCTCTGAAAAATGTTGCATCGCTCTACGCTTTATATTAACTGAGCTCCCTATATACCTATGCCCTAGCGCCTTATCCGTAATCATATACACCCCACTACTACAGGGTAAATCTAAATGCGAGATGGAGTTTTCTGTAAATTGATTAGCACCCATATAACCTCCTAAATTAAAGAGATTATAGTTTACCACATCAATCACACTATTGTCCACATCAATCACTTACCAGCCTCCGCCGCCTACACTGCCTATATTAGGTACAAATCTAAAAGACACTCGTTGACGATCTTCATCAGCCGCCAGTTCAAAAGCCTCATCATAGAGTTGTTTAAGCATAGGGATTTTATTTTCTGCTTCTGGTGTTTTAAGAGCCAAGTTGTAGGCTAATCCAGCAGTCATAGCTTCTAAGAATCTAAAAGGGATATCAAGCGTATTTACTCCGGCTTGCCCTGCATCTTGCATTCTACGTAAACGCCAATAAACTAAAGTGTACCCAGTTTGACTAGGTAAAGGCCATATCTTAGCTGTAGGTGTAGGAGTCTGCCTATCAACAAATACCTGTATAGGTCTGCCCTGAGTTAGCTTATTTGGTATTGTTGCGTATGTAGAAACACTTATACGCGCTATCTGTAGGTCTACTTGATTAGAAGTACTACCGGGGTTTTGACGTATCACAGTCTCTATTAAATCAACAGTATCATCAGGCAAATCATACGTACCGACCCCTACTAACAAAGGGATATCGCCTTGTTCAATAGTCCATAGGTTCAAGCCTTTATTAGCCCAAGAAGCCAACAAGTAATTTAAAGACCTTCTAGCTGTTCTAAATTGATAGCCTGTACGAATCTCAACACCTACACGTTCGTATGCTTCTTCTATTATCTCAGCTATGTCTGGATTAAATGTAGTAAGACCTGAAGTGCTCATGGTTTTTAAGCCCAGAAAGCAGTGATTGCATCTACATTAGATAACTGAACATATATACTAGTAGGGAATAAAACGCCTTCACCGGGAACCGATACATAAATAGTAAATGTGTCGCTAGTACCTACATCTAATTCTACAAGAATCGTACCTGATGCGCTGCCGTCTCTAACCCTAACATACCCTGCTGTACCGTTTCCACGGTAAGAAATAGACTTTAATCTAGCTCTATCAGTAGTTACCGCACCACTTGATGCCCTATGGGTAGAATTTACATCTGTCTGTTGCATGATCTTTTACCTTTGTTGTGGTCGTTGTACGGGCACCGAAGTAGGATTGCCCTGAATTTGTAGTCCTTGTTGAGGCATATACTGAGACAGACTTGGTGGTTGTCCTTGCAATGGAGATTGCATTTGAGTCACTGGTTGCCCACCTATTCCCGCATCACTACTGCTATTATCATACCCCATATTGTTACTTGGAGACACCCCGCCCATATCAGGACTAGGAGCACTTTGTACAGGTGGGAGGGTGTTAGACATAGCCGTAGGCGCTGCACTAGGTTGGTTAGGTTGCCCTTGTTGTGGGTAACTCATAAAATTGGAATTAGGAGAGGCAAAGTTATTGTACGCACTCTGAGTATTAAACTGTGGTGTTGGGTTCGCCTGTTGGTTCCCAAACCCTTGACCTATAATTCCACCATCTGCGTAGCCTTGTCCTCCCCCAGCCATTAGTATATCCTTCCTTTAGTGTGGCCCTTAGTAGCACAGCCATCACCTCTTGAAGAAGCTGATGACTTAACAGAACCGCCTTTAGCAAAAGCTTTCATTGGTTTAGCCTTAACTTTACCGCCTTTTTTCATATGTCCTGTTTTTAAATATGATGCTGTAGCGGGGTCTCTATTTGTTTTTACCCAGTCTTCATATGCCGCCATTCTAGCATCTTTACTAGTTTGTGACTCACCTTTAGAAGCTCCTGTTTTAGAAGATCCTGTTTTGGTAGTTGGAGCTTTAGCTACTGGAGCTTTAGCTACTGGAGCTTTAGGTTCTGGAGTTTTGGGGGTGTCTGATTTTTTATCCTCCCAATCTTCAGACGGGTTTTTCATTCCAAAATCTTTTGGGATATCATACCCTGTTAGCTTTAGTCCTGAGTAAGGAGCTGGACGATCTTTTCCTTTAAAGTCACTGCCTTCACCTGCATTTTTAGAATACAGTGCAGCTCCAAGTCCTAGTCCTGCTCTACTTAAGTTAGATACTCTACTAGCTTTACTCGCTAAACTTTCTGCAGGTCCCG